TCTACCGATTCCTGCGTATGGTCGAAGCATTGCTCCCATGCATTGTCTGCAAGGGTGGCGCTTCCTTCCCATACGGGAGTGGAGCGAATGAGACGCTCCAGAGTTTCACTGTTGGACTTTCGGGCTTCATGGGCAATGTCGCCCAAGTGATTGAAAGCGGTGTCGGTGAGGGTGACGTGGCGGCGCTTTTTAAGTTCGCCATGAGCATTCGGCACGGTGATCAAAGGTGGTGAAGAAGGAAATAGGTGAAAGCGAAAGAAATAATGAAGATCAGAAGAAGCTCCATCGGGGAGAGCGGCTCGACACACCTTACACACCTTTTTCAGAGGTGCAACCCCTTATTTCACGAGTCTCACGAGACCGCCGTTGAATGCTTAAGCGTGCATTAAGAACGCTGCAAAGCGTTGCCACGCCTAGAAAATCTGCTACAACAGCTCTGACTCACCCCCGCTCATGGCCTTCAACATCCTTGACCACGAAGCCAAGCTGGAGCCTTCTAAAGAAGCAGGGAAATATAAATGCCCCGCCTGTGGCGGCAGCAATCTCAGCCTCGACCGCAACAACGGCTCCTATAACTGCTGGAACGATCCATCGCCTAAACATCGCGCTGAAATTCGCAACATCCTTGCCCCAATGAAGCGATGGGAAAGGCCCCCTCGCGAATCTGGCACTTATCGCTTCAACTACCAAAACCAAGGCGGTGACACGGTTGTCGAGGTGGTGCGGCGTGATATCGATGGCAAAAAGCAAATTCGCCAGGAATATCCAGGCGTGTCTGCTGACACGCCGCAGCGCAAGAAAGTTGTAGACGAGCGGCGCTCACAAGTATTGCCCTATCGATATAAAGAAGCTGTTGAAGCTTCAAAAGCATTACAGCTTCCCATCTTCGTGGTTGAAGGTGAGCTTTGTTGCGATGCGGTGTGGCAAATCGGCTTGCCTTCCGTCACATTCCTTGGCGGTAGCAAGCAGTACCGTTCTTGCGCTGACTACTCATCGCTCTTCAAAAGTGGTCGTCTCGTCTTGTGTCCCGACCGAGATGAGCCTGGTGTGGCATTCATGCGGGAAGTGGCATCAGACAATCCTGGTGCGCAATGGCTCTATGCAGATCCCGACAGTTTTGAATGGGACTCCCTTCCGCAAAGTAACGGCTTTGACATTTCCGACTGGATTGAGGAAGGCGCCGATCAAGACTTAATTCTCGCTTCCATCGTTTCCAAGGACCGTCACGAAGGTCACGATGGCCTCCCGTCATATGAGGAGATCATTGGCACCCTTGAAACAATGGTGGGCCTTTATGGCAATGATGCTCGCGTGTTGTTCGAGGCTCGTCAATGGATGACCAACCATGGCCTCAAGATGGCCACCAGCGAGCTGGAAAAGCTTTTAAGTGAAGCTAAAGCCAGGGTGGATGGAAAAGAGGAAATCGAAGTGTTGGACGCCAAGGCCATTGCCCTTTCAAATGAAGTGAGGCGCTGGACTATCGCTGGCATCCTTCCCGAAAGCAGCGTCATGCTCTTGGCCGCTGCGCCAGGTAGCGGCAAATCCACGCTCATCTACAACTGGGCCATGAGCATTGCCACTGGCTCTGAATGGAGCGGGCGCCGATGCATGAAAGGCAAATCCCTCATCATTCAATGTGATGAGCCTGTAGTTGATGCTGCAGAGAAAATGCAGGTGATCGGCTACGACCGCGACGACTTGGAGTCTGATGCCATTGGTTTTGTGGAGCGTTGGCGCTTTTCCAATATTGGCTGGCTTGCCGACCGCATTAAGCGTGATCGCCCACAATTTGTAGCCATTGACAGTCTCACGGCATGCTTGGCTGGCATGGATGTTGATCTCATTAAAAGTGATGCAGGTAATGTCATCTACGAACTGCGAGACATTGCTAACACCTATGGCTGCAGCATTGTCATCCTTCACCACCTCAACAAAACTGGCGGCATTCGTGATAGCTCTAGTTTTGAGGCGAACGTCTCGGAAGTTGTGAAGCTTTATAGGCCAGAGAACAATCCTGGCCCAAATGAATTCCTTTTGGAATGGACCAAGAGCCGCTCTGGCCTTTCAGGAAAGCATTTCTTAGTGCGAGAGCCTAGTAACTATGGCTGGTTCTATCGAGGGCCAGTGGATGGTGATCCTGAAGACCTGATGCGCATTGTCAATGCCGTGAATAATCGCGGCATGGAACGCTTTGATCCTCAACAGGTGAGCGTCATGCTCTCGATGTATGACACATCGAAAGCACGCCGCACGTTAGAGCAGGCTCGTCGTCAAGGCCTTATTACTGCCTCATGGCAGCTTGGTCCCACTGGTGAGCGTGATTTGCTCTATCACTCTTGGAAATATCAAGAACAAGAACTGACGGACTTTGCGGAGGAGAAACCAACTATCGAGAACGCCCCTGAGGAAATACCAGATTTTGACGATGGTATTCCGTTCTAAATAGAGGGAGACTTAGCTCGGCGTCTCCCCGCCCGCCCGACGCTACGAGGCGGGCTTTTTTAATGCTAACTAATATTTGCCTTATCAATAAACGGCCTTTATTGAGAATGCAGCTAACATAATAAAGATTATATTATGGCCGCGGCCTAGTTATTGCAATGGTTTTCCAGAATCCAGGCCTTGAAGCGCTGCACCAATACATCACTCGCAACAACTCTACCCCTGAGTCTGCCCCCGTCATTGAACAAAACGTGGTGGAGCAAATTGAGAAGAGCGTAGAAATTGAAGAAATCACCAAGGACATCCAAGACGATGCTCGCTTGGAACGCCCGAAATGGAAGGGATTTGGCTGATTTCAGAGGGTTTTGGGGCTCGTGCTACAGTGGTCACGGAAAGTCCCGAGCGCACCCAGTTCCAGAACTGACGAGCTCTAGACTCCCTCCAGGCATGGCCTTCCAGAGCCAGCGACGCCCCCCAAAGGGCGGAGCGGGATCCAGCACCCAGGCCAAGATCACCTAGAAGAACAAAAGTGTCTTCCAAGGTGAAAAAGGTGGATAACATTGCAGGGCAAACAAATTCTGCAATGATTAATCCTCCGAAGCCTGTCGAAAGTCTTCCTTCGCTGGAGCACAATGGAGTGGAAATTATTTGCCGTATACACAACGGCTTCTCCACACCATCGAAAGGCCCCGTTCCTGCACCGCGTTATCTGTATGGTGCCGTGAGCCCCGAAGGCGAACGGCATTGGCGACGCAGCCTTAATGACATCCAAGCTCTTATTGATGCTGGCTTTAAGCTGAATACGGCCTCCGCATCGAAAGAGTGACGCACGATAATCGTCTGTCTGATTCTGAATGGGATGAGATGGACTCGATACGGAGGGCCATTAATGATGGCCCTCCTGCGGTCGCAGCTCACAAAATGGAACGCTTCACAGAATTATTTGTGCGAACGCTTCCATATGAGGGCGATACAATTGCGCCAGTGGTAAACGTAACTAATGGCTCAGCCTGAAATTGTCTTCAAAGATAAAGAAGAAGGTTTGCGCTATGCACTAAAAATACTCACTGATGCTGGCCTTTCGCCAGAGGAAATTGAGCGTGTTCGTGCAAAGAATAAGCCTGGCGTAAACATGGCGAAGGACCTTATCGGCCTTCGCCGTTACATGGTTCAGGAACTATTGGCTGCCAACATGAGCAATCGACAGATTGCTGACGCATTGCAGCTCAGTAAAGAGACGGTGAATGCTGATCGGCATCATGCTCGCCAGCTCTATACGGAAAAGCTCTTGCAGAGCGCAGACGTGCATCGGGCACGTCTACTGAAAGAGCAAATGGACTTAAAAGAGAAAGCCCTCGAAGCGTTTGAACATAGCAAGCGCAAGAAAGTGACAACCATTCAAGATGGTGACGATGGGAAAGGCGGCACCATCATCAAGGTGGAAGAAAGTGCTGGTGAACATGGCTTCCTGAATGTTGCCAAGAATGCCCTCGTGGAACAAGCCCGCCTCTTGGGCCTGCATGAGCTGAAGCGCGAGGAGCAGCAAGACAAGACTTACCAGCAATTCCTGAAAGACCTCACTGTCACCATTGATAAGGAGAAAAAGCTCAGTGAAGACACTGCCATGAAAGAAGGAGCAGTGGAAGTTGAAGCAATGGACGCAGAGGAGAAAAGCGAGACGGAAGATGTGGCAATGCGCACGCGATTTCTGCAAAGTGCAGAAAGTCTTTAGGCCCGTTCGTTGACGAGCTTGGTTATTGTCGGCAGGATACAAGCGTTGCTCACTTCCTTTGTCTTTTTCCTTTGACAGCGTTGACGATTTCCTGCGAAAAGCTAGTGAAGCGAAGCGCGATCAACGCGCTGAAGCGAACGCTTGGGCTCAAGATTTTCTTAACGATCCCCATACAATTGGCGTACCAGTAGATCTGGCCGATACCATTGGTTCTCTTCTTGAAAAGTATGGCGATGAGCCCCTAAGGCAAATCGCCCTTTTCTGCCTTGGTAAGTGGTACGCCATTCATGCTGGTGTCATCCAAGAGATGATTGAAATGGAAGACACCGCTGCCTCCATTGCTGGTGCAATGGACGCCGCTCGCGTGAGTGGCGCCATTCAGCTTCTAGAAACCGTAGGCAGCTTTGGTGGCGATGATTCCTGGCGAGACATGCTCAAGGAAACCATCGTTTCTGAAGTGGATGAATACAAAGCACGAGAGCAGGGCGATGGTTGACATGCCCAATGCCATGAATGCCTATCTCATCACCACCAGTCGTGACGAGATGATTTCCCTCGTGGCACCTAACGAATGGCTCGCTCGTCAGTTATTTGCTAAGCATTTCCCGCGTAAGCGCATTTCAACGGTGACGGAATGGCCTTCTGACATTCCTTGCACTGTCCCCACCATCGAATGATTCTTCCCACACTTCGTCTCACCACCAGCCATGCAGGAGGCATTTTCCAGCTCGGTTCAATCACCATCGAATGGGCCAACACTATCCCCCAAGGCACCCAACTCATGGGGCAATCCCGTTGGGGCTGGACAACAGTCCTTTTCACAAATGACGTTTGGTTTTTCGGAAGATAAACTTGCTGGTCAGCGCAAGGCGTTTATTTGCATTCCGCCAGCATTGACACAGGAGATCATGCAGAAAGGGCAAGAAAGCCCGCCGCCACATCCCGTGTGGGCAAAGACAGTAAAACGCAATCGTTATTACGTCATTGCTGCTGACAGCTTGGAAGACCTCACGGAAATTGCAGACTTTGCTCGCGTGGAGCTAGAGGAGCCTGAAGAGCCTCTCACTAAGATCAGAAGGCAGGCCTGTCAAGCCCTGCTGGACCGAGCACATCGCTACGCCGTGTTAGAGCCTCTCGGTGAATACCACTGCATTGCCACTGCCTGGCGTGATCAGCCCCTACGTGGCCACAAGGCATCCTCGAAGGTGGTTCGTGAGCTTCGTGAAGCAAAGCGAAGCAAAGGCTTGACACTCTGGTGAAAAGGCGGCATCATGCCGCCATGGGACGCGAGTCCCGCTAATCGCCTTTCTAATTATGCATACCAAAGTTGTTTCCATTTCAGGCCATACCAGTGATCGTGGCTTATCAGTGTTCGCTAAGAACATTCTTGGCAATACTGTGCCAGTCATGTTTGGCAGCGAGCCCGTTGTTGAGGGTACGTTCAGAGTGCACGAGTTGCTCCGCGCCTGCCAGGCGCTTGAGACTGCCATTTGTGCCCTAGAAGGTCAGCGCTTAGACAATGGCCCCACTCCCATGGTGGACAATGCCATAAATGAACTGAACTATCTGCAAATTCGCCTTGATGGACTCATCAAGAGCAGCGCCGTTATGCACGGTGCAGTTGTCGAATGCATGGCTGTAGAAAAACCAGATCTCATGCAAAGCTATCTTTCAGCTTTTGCTCGTGCAGTAGGCGCAGGAGAAGTGTGACAATGGAAAAAGAACTAATGGAGTGGACAATGAAACCTTCAGAACTTTTTGAAGAAATTGCTTATCGTATGCGGCGCCTAGAAAAGCGCCTAGCAAAACTAAAGAAGACCGAAGAAGAGCTTATTCTCGAACGCTACCGTCAAGCCACTTCCATCTAACTAAAGGCCCCTTTGGGGGCCTTTTTTATTGCTCCCTATAGAATTGTTCTTGATATTGCAATGTGAATATGTTGTCCACAGCGATGCGTCAGCGCGTGGAATTTATTTGTCAACGCATTGCAGAAGGGGCGCCAGTTGAACTTTCTGACATGGCATGGCTGCAAAAGCTTGCAGCCCGCAATCCAACAGTAAATGACTGGCTAAAGAAAGCCCGTGACGTGGCGGTTAATGGTGAGATGCCACAGGAAAGCCTCGATGGCTTCTGTCAGGCTCTAGGTATTGTTGATTCCGATCCATCAGACCATCTCAGTGGTCCACAGGATCCTGTGGCGATAGCAGAGTGGTTTCAGAGTAAACAGCGTTGGTTTCGCGGCCAGTCTTCCCTTTAGCCTGCGCCCAGGTGGAATCGTTCGGTAGCGGCTCAGTGCCGTATTCAAATGTGTCGTAGTCTTCTTCATTACGCGGGTCATATACCACGCCATATCGCAACCACTTAGCTAGGCGTTCTTTTTCTTGCTCTGGTGAAAGCTTCATCATCCTCTCCATTGCATTTCCATTATCGCGCATGAAAAAGGCGGGCCTCAAAGCCCGCCTTTCTTAATGGTTGTGGCCTCCGATGAGCAATTTTAACCTTCAGGAGCAGTGCTCAACTAAAGGGACAGTACGCCTCTGAGGCTCATGCTGTGCCTTGGAAAGGTCGTAACGACCGTTCCCGTACTGTCTCACCCGTCCACCCTTGCGGCTCGCCACGCTAATGACGAGGGAAGCCGTTAAGCCTCCAGGACCGACCACTCAGAAATAGTAGCACTTGCCACCACCAAGGCATCCACGAAATCAGTAGCAATCCTTAAGAACCCTGCAGTGGCCAGTGGAAATGGGACACAATGGTGGGACTGCAGTGCTGGCGACCGCCTGCAGCCTCTGGACTTATTCCCCCATTCTGATGCTTCGTTTTCTTTCTTCTCTCCTGCTGCTGGGCACCATTGCACCATCCGCCCAAGCAGCAGCGTTTCAATGCGGCCAAGCAAGCCACTACGGCATTGGCGATGGCTACCACGGGCAACGAACTGCTTCTGGCCAACGCTTTGATGCCTACGCTATGACTGCTGCCCACCCATCGCTGCCATTAGGCTCTCGCGTCATTGTTAAGAATCGTGACAATGGCAAAAGCGTGCTAGTGACCATCAATGATCGTGGCCCTTACGCTGGTGGCCGCGTGCTGGACTTGTCCTATGGCAGCTTCTCTCGCATTGCTTCGCCTTCTCGTGGCGTAGCAAACGTCTGCATCTCCCGAGCCTGATCAGCTCACCATCCTCTCGAATCATGCTTAACCAACTTGCTTCCCTGAGCTTTCTGCTCACCGTTTTTGGCATAGGAGCCTTTGCCATTTACGCTGCGCCTGAAGTGCAGCCCAATCACGAGGGCTTGGCCAAGTGCCAAGAGCTCCACCCCATACGCTATTGCCGAATTGCGAATGGCTTCCCCGTAGAACCCCTCAAGTGATAGGCTCTTTTTCCGCAGGTTTCCTAAAGGCCCTTGACAGGGCCTTTTTTCATGCTCTATCATTCCTGCACGTCCGAGAGGACGCCCTTCCTTTTGAAAACCATGACGGTCGCTTCTCATTTCCGCGTTAGCAAGAAAGCTCAAAGTGCTTTGGGCATCACTGTGCTTAACGTGCTCCAGCATTGCGTGGTCATCCGCACTGAGCGTGGCCCTCGCTTTATGAGCCGCAAAGTATTTGATTCTTGGGAAGCCAAGCAGCGTGCCCACAAGGCACGCGCATGCCATGCCCGATATATCGCTAACAATGTGTGGATGGTTCTCGATCCCACCACGCCTACGGATGCTCACACCGTCATCCGTACTGGCGCTTATGTCAAAGGAATTGAAGGAAAATGGAGCTGCACCTGCACTGATGCCCATTTCATGCTTGAGCGTGGCCAAGAGCCTTGCTGCAAGCACATCCTTGCAGCCCACATGCAACTCAACATCGGCTCGTGAACGACCCTTATTCCCCCGCATTGGACTCCCTGGAAAATAAGCTCGGCGATGCACTGGGCCTAGCCATTGGCCTCATCCGTCATCCAGAAAAGCTAGACAATCGCACCATGGCGACTATTGAAGGTGCTTTTGCTCAATGGTGTGACAAGCAAATCGATGAAATGGGAAATGAAGACTAAGGCCGCCATTCAGGAGCGGCCCCGCCAGGGTTGAGCCAGGCTTCACGAGGCTTGGCTTTAATGACGCCCCTTCGCCAGTAACGCCCATGAAGAAATCATTGGACATTGCCACCATAGACAATGGCTAAATTCCCCGTGGGCACCATCGTCGATCTATATGACTTTGGTTTTCGGCAATGGAGGGGCGAATATATCGTCATTAAAACGCCTGATTCAGACCGCGCCCTTTACAAAATTCGTAACACCAAAACCAATAGCCAGCAATGGGTCAAGGAAAAATCCTTGCGCATTGGCCGCTTGGGTCCATTCTCCATCGAAAGCTTGCGCCCTTGACCACTTTGCTGTAAGATTTTGCACATGGCTGGAGACAGCCCCCTTACCGAGGAAACCATGCATCGCCCTTACGACGGCCACAAGGAATCGTCCTATCTGGCCAAGCTTGAAGCAGATCGCCAGGCCCAGCTTTCTGGCTATGGGGTTCGTCAATATCTCTGTGCAGATGGCTCTCGCAAATGGGAAGCCTATGGTTGGGAGCGCATCACTGAGCTCCAAGTTCATTACACCAGCTATGGCATATATGACCATATGTGGCAAGCTGAGCAATTCTTCTACAACATTATCCACGCTTGACCATGAGCCTCCGCACTGTTCACGGCTTCACTGTTCCTTCTGTCCACCTCAATGGCACTGGCGCTACCACGCTTCGCGAGGAATACGCTCATGCTTACGACGCATTGAATAAAGCTATTGAAGCTTTTGTTAATACCACTTGCAATGCTCGTGATTTCTACGTGCAAGACCAGCATGCCTTTGATAAGGCCCGCCACGAGCGGGCCGAAGCTCTTGATCAATTGAGAAAGAGCCAGCATTACATTGGCTCAATGCTCATGGGCATTTGTGATCAAATATGAAGAAGCCTATATATCACACAGAGGGTATATATAGGAATATATATGCCCAAATAGTGCATATATAGCATTTGCAAACTTTCACTTCTTAAAAAAATGCGCTTCATTTGCAATTACAACGACAACGGCCCTTATTTCGGCGTCACTCAAGGACAATATCAAGCAGTTTCCTTGAAGGAGCTTCTGATGCACGTTCGTACATGCATGGAAGATAGTGACCAGGCCATTGCAGTGTTTGATGATGATTCTGAATGCCTTGGCATGTGGCTTGATGAATCAGAGCCAGTAGACGATGGGGAGGGCGGAATGATGCTTGGCAGGCCAGTTTATTGCTTCTATAGGCCTGGCTCAATGAGCGAAGGGATGTGGAAGCGCCATTTGAAGCATTTCAAGAGGCCGTGACAATGATTCTCATTGATTTCTTTTCTGAAGCTGCTTGCAAAGGCACTGAACTTATTGAAGGATGGTATTACTATGCGGATGATGATGATTCTTTCATCGGCGGACCATTTCTAGATGAAGAAGCTGCCATAAAGGCAGCTTTTGATGGTCATGGATGGTAATTAATATTGCAGCTTTTTATTAAATAGATAATTAATTTTTATTATTTTTTTAAATAATTGGGACTTGGCAAAAAGCGGTAAAGGACTCGCTGAAACGCGGTATAGGGACTTGCTAAAACGCGGTATAGTAGAAGCGCTTTAGAGGGCGCCCGCGATCCGCGCCGCTAGTACGCCTGTACTACCGCTAGTACGTTTCTACTACCCTGATGATGAGAATCATTCTCAATAGGCGAGCCAGTACGTTTGTACTACTATGTCTTTATGCGCATACACGCATACCCGCATAGGCCTAGTTGCAAGTGAGAATCAGTCGCAATAGGAGAGCCTGAGAAGCTATGCGCCTATGCGCATAGCGGCATTGTTAAGAGAGATGTGACAATCCGCGAGGCGATGCCTCCCGCTCGCTCTCCTTGTCTGTATTGTCTCTGGCAAGGCCGCGAGGCCTCCTCTCTGCTCTCTGTTCTCATGCTCGCTCCTTCTCTCAGGGCTCCCTCCTTCCCTCCCCTCTCTGACGCGCTCGAGGCGCTCGCCTCTCTGCCATGGGAGCGGATCGCCTCTGCTGCTCTCGAGGCGCTCCTGTTCTCTGTGGCTCTCTGCCACGCTCTCGCCGCTCGCCTCTGGCGCGAGCGAGGCCGTCTCTCTCCCTTCCTTCGCGCTCTGGCCTCCTGGCTCGAGCGCCTCGCCTCAGCTCTGCCCGAGCCTCTCTCCTCTGCCTCCCCTCGCGCTCTGCTGATCGAGGCTCTGATCGAGGCAGGCGAGAGCTCCTCCTCTGTGGCGAAGGCCTCCCGCTCTGCTCTCCTTCGCCGCGCCTCTCGCCTCGGCCTCCTCTGAGGCTATGCTCTGCAGGAGGCCGCGAGGCCTCCCCTCTCTGTTCTCTGCTCTGGTTCTCATGCTCCGCTCTGCTCTCGCCGCTCTGGCTCTGTTCGCTCCTGCCTCGGCGCTCGCTTCTCCTCTGATCGTTGCTCCTCACGAGCCGATGGTTCGCCTTGAGGCTCTCCCTCACCTCGGCGCCTCTCGCTTTTCTACTGTTCAGCATTGTCTCTCTGTGGCAGAGGCCGAGCTCTCTCTGATCACCGATAGCGAGCTCGAGACGGTCGAGGCCTGCCTCCTCGAGCACACGTGAGGCGCTCGCCTCCTGGCTCCTTCCGCTCCTGCCTCCCTCTCTCGCTCTCCTTCCTATGTCGACTCACGAGCTCCTCGCCTCTGATCTCTCATGGCCTCGGTTCTCCTTCTCCTCTCGCCGTGAGGCCGCTCTGTTCGCTCGCGAGCTCGAGGAGGAGCTCGCCTCCCCTTCGCTCTCTCCTGCCGCTCGAGCCGAGGCCGAGGAGGCGCTCGAGGAGCTCCTCTCCCTCCTGCTCTCTCCCGTCTCCTGAGGCTCTGCCATGCTCTCCCCCTCTGAGCTCGCCTCGCTCTGCTCTGCCGTAGAGAGCGAAGGCCGCGAGCTCTCCCCCTCTGAGCTCGAGGCTATTCTCGCGCTCCCTCCTCGCTCTGGGCTCTCCCCTCTCGAGAGGCGCCTCGCCGCGATCGAGCGCCTCCTCCCTCGCCTCTCTGGCGAGGCCGAGGAGCGCCTCCTGAGAGAGAGGCGCTCCCTCCTTCGCCTTCGCCATGGCATCCCCCTGGCGATCGAGCTCCCGCTCTCCTTCTCTGCTGCTGATCTCTCCTCCTGAGGCTCTCTCTCATGCTCCCCTCCTACCTACGGGCTCGGCTCCTCGATCGCGCCGAGGAGCTCGGCCTCGCCTCCTCTGGCCTCCCCTTCCTCCTCGAGGAGCTCGCTAGGTGGCTCCCATCCCCCACGATCGAGGCCTTCCTCTCTGATCTCGAGGAGCTCTCCTCTGCTGATCTCTGATCGCGGATTGTTACGGATTGTTTCAACCCAGGAGGCAGGCTCGAGCCTGCCTCCTTTTCATGCTGTAGGATCTCGTGCATGAGGCGAGAGATCGCCTCGCTCCTTCGCTCTCTGTTCTCATGCTCCGCTCTGTTCGCGCTCTCGCTCCTACGCTCGCTCTGTTCGCGGGCTCTGTAGCTTTCGGCCTCTGTGCCGCCACATACGGCAATCGCATCTCTCTGGCTCCTTCCGCTCAGGCCGCCGCTCCCTTCGCCGCTCCTTTCTCTCTGTTCGCCTCTGCCACTGCGGCCTCCTTCGCTCTCGCCGCTGCGGCCTCCTGCGACGCTGCTGAGAAGCTCTCGCGCTCCGCTCGCTCCTGAGCTCCTGGCCTCCCCCTCCCATGGGGGGAGGCCTTCTCTCTGTTCGCCTCGCTCCTGCCATGCTCTCTCGCTCTGATCTGATCGCTCTCCTCGAGCTCCTCGAAACCTCCGCTGCTCTCGAGGCAGAGCTCAACCATTTCTTTCCCTCCCTTTTCGAGGAGGCCTCTTTCCTTCTCAGTCTTGCTGAGCGCGTCTCGCTTGAGCTGAACACTAGGTTCCCTCTCTGAGCTCCTCTCATGCTCTCCTCCCCTTCCATCGATCGCGCCTCTGACGCCGCGCCTCTGCTCTCCCTCCTCGCGCTCTCGCGAGGCCTTCGCCTCGCCTTCGATCGTGGCTCCTACCTGCTGATCGAGACGGCCTCCCCCTCGATCGCTCACGAGAGCCAGAGCCTGCCAGAGCTCGAGGCCTTTCTCCTCTGGCTCCCTCTCGCCTCTGCCTCTCTGCTGCTCTCCTGAGCTCTCCCTCTCATGGCCTCCGCGAGGAGGCCTCCCCTTCCCCTCCTTCTCTGCTGATCTCATGGCTCCCGCTCTCCTGGCTCCTCCCGCTCCCGTCTCCCTCTCTCGCGCTCCTCGAGCGCCTCAGGAGCTCCGCTCCTTCCTTTCTAGGTTCGGCCTCTCCCTAGAGAGCCTCCTCACCTCAGGCTCTGCTAATGCGAAGCTCGCGAAGGGGAGCGGCCTCGCCTTCTCCTCGATCCTGCATCTCCTCCCCTCTCGCGGCCTCGCTCGAGCCGTCTCCCCTGGCTCCCATGCCTCTCCCGTGAGAGGAGAGCTCCCTGGCCTCCGTGCTCTCGCTGATCGCGAAGGCCTCACCGCTCGCGCTCTCCTGTTCGATGCCTGCCCCTTCGCCTCCGAGGCCTGCCGCGAGCTCTGCCTCGCCTTCTCTGGTCATGGCGGCATGAGCCAGAGCGTAGGAGCCTGCAGGGCTCGGCGCTCGCTCGCGCTCCTCGCTGATCGTGAGGCCTTCGCTCGCTCTCTCCTATGGGCAATCGGCCTCTCCTACCGCAAGGCTCGGCGCCTCGGCCTCCCCTTCGCGCTCCGTCTCAATGGAACCCAGGAGCTCCCTTGGACTGAGGCCTGGCTCTCTGTTCGCCTCTCTCGTGAGGAGGCCGAGGCTCTCTCTGCTCTGTTCGATGCTCCCATCCCTCAGGGCATCCGCACCATCCCCGAGGCGCTCGCCTCTGTGCCCTTCCTTGAGCTGTACGACTACGCGAAGGCTCCTGTGTACGGACGCTCTGGCCTCCTCGCCATGAGGCAGGCAGGCATTCACACCACGGCCTCCCTCGCTGCTGATCGTGAGGGAGGAGCCGCTCGCGCTCTGGATGCAATTGAGGCGGGCTTCTCTCTGGCAGTGCCGATCCTGGCCAGCAAGGGAGAGGAGCTCCCGCGCTCCCTCCTCCTCAGAGATGACAATGGGAGAGAAGCTCTCCTGCAGTGCATCGATGGGGACGCGAATGATCTCAGGATGCTCGATCCTTCGCCCGCTCCTGGCTTCTCTGGCCTCGCCGTTCTCCTCCGTCTCAAGCGATCGAGAGGAGCCGATCCCTCCGCGGCCTCTCGCTTCGCTCTAGCTCCTGGCTCTGGCGCCTTCGCTCCCATGGCAGGAGGCGGCTCTTTCGCTTTCTCTCGCATTTGAGAAGCTCTCCTCACCCTGAGGCTCCCTCCCATGGCTCTCCCCTTCTCTCTCTCTACCGTCACAGAGTACGGTCACACTGAGGAGCTAGCCTCCTTCGCCTCCCTCGAGGAGGCAGAGGAGGCGCTCTCCTCCCTCTACGATGCTCTCGAGGAGGCCTCCTCCTCTCGAGCCTTCTCTCTGCAATCCGCGATCAGCGAGCTCGAGGAGCAACTCTCAGAGGCTCGCCTCTGCGCAGAGGCAGAGGCAGAGGAGGAGGCCTCCTAGGATGCCCCTCCTCCTCCCCCTCCCCTCCATAGGCTCCCGCTCCCTCCTCCTAGTCTCTCGCTCCTCCCCTCGCCTCCCCCTCCTCGCCTCCTTCGCCTCCTGGCGATCGAGAGAGGCAGGATGGCTCGGCCTCCTCTCTCTTCGCCTCCCTGGCCTCTGGCTCCTTCGCCTTCGCTCCCTCCCATCCCGTGAGAAGCTCGATAGGCTCGGCCATGGCGTAGGGTCTAACTTCCTTCCATAGCCTCTCTCAAGGCCTCAGAAGCTCCTCTCAGAGCCCGCTCTCCTTCCATAGGATGGCGGGCTTCTCTGTATGCGCTCCTATGCTGCCACACGCATAGAGGGCAACTGGGGGATTATCCCCTATTCGCATAGGCGCATAACGCAAAGCATGAAAAAGCCGACCCCGTAGGTCGGCTTTTAATGGTCAGTCTAGAGGGATCTCTAGGGCCTCGAGCTCGCTGATCATGCTGCGTACGCTGCTGATCATGCTTTCGAGGCGCTTCTCGCTCTCCTGGTGGCGCTTCTCGAGCTCTGCGAGCTGAGCGGCGAACAGGTCGGCGATCGAGGGGGAGGCCATGGGGGATCGGTTGTAGAGGTGCGCGAGCGATCTCTCGCTCGTGAACCAGTCTGTCAGAAATCCGCGCCGATCGAGGCCGATTGCTGCATTTCTTCAAACAGTTTCGCTTATGTCAGTCATAAGCAAAGCTGATAGTGTAAATGTACTACAGCGCGGTAGCGGGAATGATTATCAGTATTGGCGTGGGCATACCCCTCCGAAAAACGGCCTCATTTTTCATCAACTATTTTCCCCTATGCATATCTGCATCACTCTCTAGTAGATAATCAAGGGCTGCGCTAATCAATGCGGGGGAATCATCGAAATGACCAAGACCTAAATTGCAAGGGCTGCAAATGTAGCCTCTAAATTTGTCAGTGGTATGACAATGATCCAACACCCATCGTTCTGTGTGTTTTGTGCAGATGGGACACGGCCCTGGAGGAGGGGCTGGATTATTGCGTTTTAGACGATTGCGAAGGCGTGCGTGATCGCGAATGCATGTTTTACAGCGTGAATCAAGATTATCTACATTGCGAGGCTGAGCTGGAAAGGCAATGAGAGGCTTTTCTTCATTGCAAAGTTGACACCTTTTTGCTGGACCTTCGAGAGGACTGAATGGCAGCGATGAGGAGAGTAGTGACAATTGCGACGATGCCACTGTTGCAACAATTCTTTACAGAGCATAGTCATGAAAACTTAGTTGGCACATGGCGAGTCAAGGCCTTATGGCCGCAGACGAGCCATTATGGCGAGGCTCCATTCAGAACTTTCCATCACAAAGAGCGGCCTCAAAGCCGCTCTGTTTGAAAACAAGCCAGACATTCCCTTCCATTGTTATTTCCAGAACAAAGGCGCCCCTCAAAGGGCGCCTTTTAGTGCCAAAAGCCATTGTTTACGTGTGTTTTTGAGCCATCCGCGCAGTTGCACGCATTTTCCCCTTGCATTTACCAGGCGTACTGGAGCGACGCCGCTTTTGGGGCGGCGTCTCAGAGCTGGAAGGACATTTGCCAGTCCTAGAAGGCTTGCGAGGGGCTTGGCGTCGAGAGCTTTTTGTTGCCCTGAAGCGCTCAGTGGCCGCTTTGGGGCGGCCCCTCGCTTAGTGCTGAATCACTGGTGAGACGTTTTCACTGGTGAGGCGTCGCTCGTCAGTGTCGCTTGTCAGAAGACGTACGTTGCACTATGCGTATAGCATAACGTGGGCTGATGGTGATCTGTTTTCCCCATTGCTCCCAATCGTGCTACTGTAGGCCAGTTCGGCCTTTCGTGTATCATGGTGAACACCACTCAATGGTGCTTAATTTCCCACTGGGAATTTAGTGACTGGCTCTGGCGTATTGATTTCACGCTCCATCCAGACGCATTGTTTGATCAATTGCTGTTTTCGTACCACGAACGGCTCATGGTGATCAAAGCTTTTGAGACCATGGGAAATCGCCAACAGCAAATTGAAGAGCGTTTTGCTGAATGCCACAAAGGCGGTCCTTGGTACGCCCCTCGACCAGAGCTAAGGCGGTTCGTAGAAGATGAGGCAATGTGTGAAACGCTTACGGCTAAGCATTTGTTTGGCATGAGAGAAGGCCGCCTTAATTGGCGGCCTGCAAGGCTTGATATGCGATCAAAAATGGAAAGAGCTCAAGGCGAAGGGGAGCTGCCAAAATTTGTGCGGAATGCGGAGCGTTTTGTGATGTGGGCCGTCGATGACGTGACGGGAGATGGTGAGGCGTGTTTACCGAGGGGAATCATTCAGCATCCAGCGAATTCCCTTTATCAGCCAAAAACTATTTACAACACCATTCGCATTCTTGTCGAGCAAGAGAAAGTGGCTAAAGCTTCGTCTGGGAGGCTTTTGTTGACCGACAAGGGGCAAGAGGAAATTGATGGATTAAAAAAAGTGGAAGAATTAAAAAGAAAAGGCAGTGTGAGGACATTGCGTCTGTAAAAGCTGAAGTTTGTATAAACAACCACTTTCCCTTCATTGTTCTCTCTCTAGCGTGAAGAGACACAGCGGAAATGACTATGTGGGACGACCTTCCAGAGCCCTTCATGGTCGGCGCCATCAAACTTTGGCCTGCCCATAGTCGTCCTGGCTATACGTGGTTCATTGCTCACGAAGGTAAGCCTTATTACTTTCGGAGTAAGAGCGAGGCCATGCTTTTTGCAAAGGACAGGCAGTCCATTGAAGATCCTGAAATGCTGTGCGATTAGCGAAAGATTTGATTAAGAGGCCAGTGACCGTAGCTAAGCTGGTTCCGTTCAAGAGCCGCCTTTGAGGGCGGCTCTTTCGTCTCAATCACTAATGACAATGACGGAGAAAGTTGCTCGCACAGGGCGCGTACAAAGCTGGCTTGATGATCCAGAGGGGCGTCTTGCCGTTAGCTGCACAGTATTCAACGTGCAGGACAGTATGGAAGGCGAAGATGGCATTGAAGCTTCTTGGCGTTTTGTGAGTCATGGCCTGCGCAATGGTGCTGGCGTGGCAGTCCATTTGTCTGATTTGCGGCCCAAGGGAGAGGAAAACGGAAAAGGCCTTGTAGCGAGTGGTCCAGTTAGCTTCGGCAAAATCTATTCCACATTGAATGAAATTCTGCGTAGGGGCGGAAAGTATAAGAACGGTGCAATTGTTCTCCACATTGATTATTCCCACCCTGATGCATTGGAATTTATCAAGGCATCGCGAAGTGAGCTTCCTTGGGTGAAGCGTTGCGTGAATGTGGATAGTGAATTTATGGAGAAAAGTTCTCCTGAATTGATTGATGCATTGCTGAAGGGAATTGCTTCGGGCGACATTTGGCTAAACAAAATTCGCTACGACCAACGCGGCGAACGCATTCGTGCGAATGTATGCCTGGAAGTGTATTTGCCCCATCGCGGCACTTGTCTGTTGCAGCATGTCAATATGGGCGCCTGCACCATTGAAGACGTTGTAGGAGCCTTTAAGGAGGGCATGCAGCAGCTTTGTGAGCTGCATGCCTTTACTGGCGTGGGCGACACTGGAGAATACCTGCCTGCAGTGGTGGATCGGCAAGTGGGCCTAGGCATGCTGGGCCTCGCTAATTTCCTGGCGCAGGAAGGCATTTCCTATAAGGACTTCGGCCTGGCCCTAAAGGATGTGAATGATGGCAAGGGTGGTGCTGTTACAAATGCACGTACTGCCGCCATTGTTTTGAAGCAAGCGATCATGGAGGCTGCTGCAATTGCCCGTCAGTACAACATGGATCGGGCCTTCTGCATTGCCCCTACTGCCTCATGCTCCTATCGCTACACAGACTTGCGTGGATTTACTACCACTCCTGAAATTGCTCCCCCGATTGCTCGCCATGTGGACCGCGATAGCGGCACATTTGGCGTGGAAAGCTTTGACTACGGCGATGTTGAGACGGCAGCAGATGTGGGCTGGGAAGATTACAAGCGTGTGGCTGATGAACTGGTTCGTATGTACCAGAGCAGCAATTTGTTCCATGGATATAGCTTTAATTCTTGGAGCGATGTTGTCATTTATGACGAAGCCTTCCTCAAGGATTGGCTAGCATCTCCTCAGACGAGCCTCTACTATTCGCTGCAAGTTCTACCAGACACGCAGCGTAAAGATGATGCCTACGCGGCATTAGATGACGACTTTAAGAGCATGTTTGGTCTCGACGATGAGTCGATGGCTGATCAGAGTTCTGCGTCTTGTGATTTAGAGGCTGGTTTCTGCAGCTCATGTGCTGAGTGACCAATTAAAAGAGGGGGCCAGCGGCCCCCTTTCGTATCCACACTATTCCATCGTTTGAAATGGCTACTGCCGAGAAAAGTCCTTATTTGTCAATGATTGCCAAGAAGCGGCCTTGGCAGGCCACACCTGTTGGCCGTGATCAAGTTGTAGAAGGAAGTGAGGCGACAATTTTCCGCGCTCTCGCATTGCGGCATCTAGAACTTCCCGTTCGTGAGCTTTTGGAGCAAGGGCTTCAGCGCGACTTGCCATCGACGCCTGGTGTGATCGAGGCTTTGCGTCACAATCAGCAGGATGAGGAGCGCCATGACGAGGCGCTCAACTACGTTGCTGCCGCTCATGGCGTAAATGAAAAAGCTGAAAAAGAAGCGGGCAACATCCTAAGGGCATGGAATGAGCACCCTGCTCACCCCATCCTCAAGGCAGCAATCTTAGAGCGATCCATTTTCTTTATCATCCTTCCCTTTTTCCGTTTTAACGGCGATGTTGGGATGCGAACTGTTTCGCGGGATATTAGTCGCGATGAGCAGGTGCATGTTGGTGTGCATAGTCTTGTTGCAATGGAGTTAGGAGAGGGTGCTGGCGAAAGTTTGAATAAGCTACGCCGAGCGACAGCGTTGTGGGCATTTGATGAGCTTGGGCGTAGTGACAACAAATGGTTAGACAAAGACTTTTGGCTGCGCTCAAGCGACAGTTTGTTTGAACGTGGCAAAGCTGAGGGCCTCACCGAATCCCGCGCATCGGTGATGCCAGCTTTCTTTGAGACCGCTAATTACAACTTGCCTTCTTACGGACGCTAGGTCTACCAGCGCTTTTAAGCGGAGGAGCGCTAAGATATTTCTTCTTTGAGTGCTCCTTCGTGGAAAAGCAGTGTGCGATGTGCGGTGAAATCAAATCCGCCCGTGAGTTTTACAAGGAAAAGAGAGTACATGATGGCTTGACCGCACGCTGTAAAAATTGCACGCGGGAGGCCGCTAACACAAGTTATCAAAACAGAAGGGAAATTGTCCTCGCATCACACAAGGAAAAGTATTGCGCAAAGAAGAATAGAGCCTCAGCATTGATGAAAAACTATGGGATGACCATAGAGGAATGGAACGAAATGTTCGCCAGTCAAAACTATAGATGTGCAATTTGTGGGTCAAAAGATCCGCTCAACACGGCAAAAAACTTTGTCGTTGACCATTGTCATTCGCTTGGACATGTGAGAGGCATACTATGTTCGCCGTGCAATGCAATGCTTGGCTTTGCCCACGATGATCCAAATGTTTTATGGGATGCCATGACTTATTTGCTGTCACGCCCCGTTGGCGAGACCGTCGAAGAGCGAAAAAAACGGCATGGGTACAAGGGGAATGACAAGAGTGAAAAGCTGCGCTAATATTTCCAAGGTGTGAGGAGAAGGGGCGCCCCGCAAAGGGCGCCCTTTGTCTTGTCTATGGTCAATTGCTGGCTCATTTCAGACACGCATTGGGGCCATGAAAAGGCCTATACGTTTCTGCGTCCTGATGGGGAGAAGCTGCGTCCTTTTGGGGACGCAGCAGAAGCAGATGAAGCAATGGTGGAGCGATGGAATGCCGTGGTTAGGCCCAAGGATCGCATCTACCACCTAGGGGACGTTGCCATTCCACGTAGGGGCCTAAAAGTGTTGGAAAAGCTCAATGGGCGGAAAGTGTTGGTACGCGGGAATCACGATGTTTTTAAGCTTTCAGACTATGCACAGTATTTTGATGATGTGAGGGGGTGTTTTTATCACCACGAATTTATGCTGAGTCACATTCCCTTGCATCCCGAGCTATTTCAACAGCGCTTTAGAGGCAATATTCACGGTCACCTCCATTGTCATAACGTGAGGCTCTCTGATGGGAGCCTAGATCGAAGGTATTTCAATTGCTGCGTCGAGCAAAATGATTTTGCGCCTTTCCATTGGGACGAGGTAATGGCCTATTTCGACCTATAGTTTATTTATCGCCTCGCATCATGCGAACTAATGGAAAGAGCAGGATTGGCTCCTTCCGACGAATTAAATGGTGGCCTCAATCCCAGAAGGACGTTTAATACGCCCATCAGGGAGCCATGGAATGCGCCCATTCATAATACGTTGAAGGCCATTGATAATCACATGGCTTTGTACTTTAGAGACGGTAATAAGTGGCATTTGGCGAAAGCTGATATGTTGCGGGAATACCTGCGCGAGCTAAAGTCTTGGATTCACGAACAGGAAGGAAAGTGAGCTGGAGGCTTTGGGCGAAAGCGCTGGGCGAGAAGGCGGGAAAGAATGAAAAAGAGGCAGATATGGTGGCTCTTATTAGAACTATTATTCTTTCCTCATACATCGTTACCAATTTGTTCATTGTCGCTGGCGTGATCCGCCATTGGAATGATATTGAATACAGTTTGCCAGCAAAAGAAAAGGGGCCCTGAGGCCCCTTTTTATTGAGATTAGAACCAGTGCGGTTTGGGCACGTAAGCCACGCCTCGATAGACGAGAGAGGCCATTTGTGCTTCGCGCAGGCGTGCGGCTTTCTCAAGCTGTTGCTTGATCAGTGCAAGAGGGTTCATGGTGGTTCCCGATGATGCTGTCCCCGTTCCGTGACAGCGAGTCATGCGCCCTGTCGCCAGGGTGAACGTACCTTTAGTGTATCAAGCCCCCGTCAGGAATTGAACCCGACTCTCCGCTTTACAAGAGCGGTGCATCGCCACTGAATGCTTCAAGGGCAAGGGCGGGAGTAGGACGCGATAGTCCAATAATGGCCGTGCGGCGGCCCTCCCGCTGCTTCATCGTCCTGGTACGGACATTGCGGAAAGGATCTTCCCCTCCTTTCCTGGATCAGGAAGTGCCTGAACCACTTCCTAGATGGGACTTTCATCCCCAAAACCACTTAGGCGTCCCCTCGTGGCTGCATCGCGAATGCTCAAAAACTATAAAGGAAATCTGGACGAGGAGGAAGCTCTTCGCCATCTTCGGGCTCAATATCAACAGGCCATTCCAGGGCAAACATCCCTGGACATTCCTCCAAATCTTCTTGATAGGACTCTGGGATGCACATAGCTACTGGCGCCAGGTCCAATACACTACTCCGCCTTGTTCCAAAATCCAACGATGGTGGTGGCGTGCCTCATGGAGCGGCACGCAAGCTTGATGCTTGCGGCCGCCAAGAACGTATTGCATGCAGACTGTATTGCCGTTCATACGTCGTATAGACGACACTCTGCGGCATCTGGGCTCTGTCGGCACAAAATCTCCCAGCGTGTTGACGTGGAAAAAGGGAGCTCTGCCTCCTTTCTATACGCTGCCATAGCCTCCACGTAGGCATTATTTGCTGCACATGCCTCGGCGCTGTCTGCCCCATGCTCATTGAAAGCCATGGTGAACGCAAAAGAAGTATCTACTACTTTTGCGAAGGCCACGTGAAGGGCTTCTTTGTCCATTGCATTATCCTGAACACTTTTAGGCTAAACAGTTTCAGGAAGATTGCTCTAGTTGTTGTTTCTTTTTCAAGATTTGTTGAGCTTTGCGTAGGCGAGGCAGTAACGAGGGCTGATAGAAATGCTCTGCCGCCAGCAATTGAAGAGCAGTCTGGCGGTCGCCTTCTAATAGTGCTACCAAGAATTGTACTTCCTTGTAATTAAGCTCAATCGTTTCCACTTGGACATTGTGAAAATAAATTCTTGAACATACTAGAGGGTTAAATGAAGCCGTCTAGCCAATTAGCCTCATCATCTTGATTCGCAGCGTGAATGGCCGCTGCTAGAGCGAATGCATGGTCGTCAATGCCAGTTTGTTTGCCACCAGTTACTGTCCATTGTCCGCCTGCTCGATACACCACTGTTAGGCCTTTAATTTCACTAATTGCCTTTTCGTGGTTGTAAATATTTACTTGCCCAGCGTTAAATAGCTCTCGCATTTTGGAGAATGCTTTTACTTTGGAATTGATGGTCCAAGTTAGTTCTTCAATGGGAAAATCGCCAGTGAGGGCCTGGATTGTACCTGCACTGTTGTATTGGTCCATGACAATCTTGTCAAACAAATAGAGCTTATGCTGCTCGCGTATCCATTCCTCAACGGCGTTAATATTCACTTCCTTCCTTCCATTGATTTCAAAGTCTGCAACAAAGGTGTGAAATTTATCAACAACTAATGTGCCATTGTTGAAATGAACGATGCACGCAGTGTAGTTGTCTCGGCCCAGGCCGCCGCGAGCAGGGTCAAGAGCCAGCACGTAGGTGCCCATAAAGGCCTCCTCGGGGGGCAGTGCCTTGCGCTTGTCATCAATGCAAGCTTCTACTACGTCGGGGGCAATGAGGGCTGAGAGATTGGCGGAGAACTGCGCTCCGTATTCCACATTGAACTTATCTGGATCGCGCTGGCGCTCAAGCTCTAGGAAATCGCGAGAGATGGTGGGGTTCATCTCCCACGTTGGGAGGTTTACAGCTTGCAAGTGAGGAAACCGCCCTGAGGCGGCTTCCTTGAAGTGCTGATAAAAGAGGCCATCAGTGAGCCATGGGGAGGAGAGCTCAAGGATTTTGCCATCGCTGCCGAACTGTGCCACTGCAGGAGAAAGTGCTTGATAGATGCCGTTGGCACCAGAGTTGGCGTCTCCATCTACTGCGAAGGCGAGCTCATCAAACACGCAAGCGCAGCAAGCGAGACCACGAGCAGCACGGCCAGAAGTGGGAATGGCTTTAAAGACGCAGCCATTGCTCATTTCGAGCTGATCTGCAGTTTCGCGCTGGATTTCTTGGGCGAAGGGGCTATCAAGGATGAGCTGGCGAACATTATTAAGAGCAATGCGACTCTGATCTTGACTGTTTGCCACTGTTAGCACGTACCATTTCTCGCCTTTTCGTACTTTGCTTTTGTATTTCTCTTCCAGCACGAAGCAAATGTAGACACAAGCGACTGCGGCCATTAGTGTTTTGCCGCTACGACGACCGAGTGCCCAAGTTGCTTGCGAAAATCCTCCTTCAAAGAAGCTGTCAAGAATTTCAGCTTGTTTTGGATAGAGCTCTAGGCGCAAAGCATGCTTTGCGAAGTCTGAACATCTAAGCATGTTTCCATTCCATTGCTGCTGCTTAATTTAAAGCAAGCTTGTTAGATAGGTCTCCGCCAGATGCCATCAATTTTGCGATAGGTGACAGCTTTTGTGTCTCGAATGAACGCATCATGTGGCTCCCATCGAATGATGTCTTTATTGGGTAGTCCAGCCCTTGAAAAACCTTGGCGACCAAACCATTTTTGGATGGGGGGATTACTGCTGTAGTAGCGTTCCACTGTTTCGCTTGGCGGCTTGTAAGCACGAAGAGCATCTAGGCGATGGTATGCAATAAGGGAGTCGTCGGACGTTACTTGCAAAATCACATCTGCTTTTCCGCGTAGCCAGCCAGGATGCCCAGTGATTCCTGTGTATTCCAAGAGAACGGGGCGAAGAAGGGAATGCGTTGGATGGTTGCAAGTTTTAGGGGCCTTCACTTCTACTTTGTATTCAACATTTCCTCTGCTAACTATGTAATCGAAATGATGAATTCTATTTTCTTCCGCTGAACTTTGCCTGTATTCCCAGCCCATGTGGGTAAGGAATTCAGGAGCAATTACGAATTCAGCTTTGTTTCCAATGGCTTGACTGCGAGCCAAGCGATCACTGAGTGGGTGGGGCGACACATCTTTTGGAGACATAAGTGGGCTTATGCATGCTTTTCAGTGTAGTGATTAAATAGAATGTGACTATTAAGCATTTCTTATAGATGGCTGACATTACGCAAAGCAGCGCTGATCTTGGTCATTTCAGGGCCGATGGCATCAGGGCTGATGGGCTGCAAAACGTCTTTACTGGCATGGGAACTTCCCGTGACAAGACCACTCGTACTACTGTCAAGCCCATCAGCTTTATGGGCTATGAAGACCTTGAGGGTCTTTATGCGCACTGGCTGATGCGTCGCATTGTGGACCTTGTGGCCGATGAGAGCACACGCGAGGGTTTTGAGATTCTGTTTGGTGGGGAAGGTGTGAATGCTGAAACGCTTTCTGGCGTTGAGCAGGCTATTGAAGATCTAGAAATTCTCTATTCATTTAACGAAGCAGCTCGCACTTCCCGCCTTTATGGCGGAAGTGCTTTGCTTCTTTACATTGACGACGGGCGTCCGTCTGACATGCCAGTTGATCGGAATAACATTCGTGCCGTTGAGGGCATGGAATGTTTAGATCGCCATCAAATTGCACCTCTTATTAGTGAAGAAAGTCTGTACGACTATTCAAAGGCAACTTATTATCAAATCATCTCTGGCGATCTAATTCAACAGCCCAATCTTCGCGCCATTCATAAAGATAGGATTTTGCGTTTTGATGGCATTTGGTTGCCTTATCGCACGCGCCAGAAGAACTATGGCTGGGGCATGAGCGTGCTGCAGAGTGTATTTGAAAGCTTCAATCACTATTACAGCGGCACTTCCTCCATTGCCACTCTTCTCACTGAATTCGACATTTTTGTTCACAAAGTGAGGGGCTTGGCTTCGATGCTTGTTGCAGGCAAGGAAAGTCAAGTGAGGGACCGCCTGCAATTGAACGATATGAGCAAGAGCATCTATCGCGGCTACGCGATTGATGCGGAAAAAGAAGAGCTGGAATTTATTGGCCGTAATTTTGGTGGCGTATCGGAAATCCTTGAGAAGCTCCGTATTGACATCATTGCAGCCTCTGGCATCCCACATACATTGCTATTTGGTCAGTCGCCGTCAGGCCTTGGTGCCACTGGCCGTTCTGAGGAGCGTGATTTTGCGAAAGTCTGTCACCACTACCAAGAAACTCATTTTCGTAAGCCACTGACAAAGCTGATGGAATACATCATGCTGAGCAAGACTGGGCCGACGAATGGAAGGGTGCCTGATAACTGGCGCGTGAGCTTCAAGCCGTTGTTCGAGATGAATGAGCGGGAAATTGCCGATGTGCGTGCGCGTGTGGCTGCTGTTGATGCTCGCTACATCCAAGTGGGCGTGCTTACGCCTCAGGAAGTAGCAGACAGTCGCTTTGGTAAGAGCGAGTACAGCATTGAGACCACCATCGATCCATCTATTGCGCGTGAAATGCCCGCAAAGATTGGTGGTAACGGTCAAATGGTGGTTCCTCCTGGCGGTCGTGATCCGTTGGATCAAGCGAATGGCACGTTGCCGATGGATGGCACTCGCGGGGCTTCTCCTGATGACCAGACGTTAGACGGAGCGGGTCTTTATTTGCCGCGAGATCTTGAAGAAATTCGCGGTGATGTGGAATTCAAGGACAAGGAGCTCCATCAGAAAGCAATTGCCGCAGCGAAGGCCAAGTTCAAGACTTGGCCGAGCGCTGTTGCTGGTGCCTATGTCACGCGAAAGTACAAAGAGCTGTACAAGCGCAAGCACGGCAGCATGGAAGGTGCTTTCAAGGGCAAGAAAGAGACTGCGGAGTATTTCAAAAAGGATGCCATTGAGCCACTAAAGGCCGAGGGTCTCATTCTTGGTGACATCGACGAAGCCTCTCTAGTTTCCCAAGCAGATATTGACGCCGCATTGAACCAATGGAAGACCGAAGCGCCTGAGCGCTTTAAGGACATTCTGGAGGCATCTGATGCTCAGCCCACTGAGTGATGCATGGCCTCGGTTTGATGCCGAATGGTCATATGACACTAATCTGGGGCGCTATAGGCGCCCTTCTGGTCAATTTATGAGCCAGAAGGCTGTAATGGCCCTTGTCGATGGTCGCATTGACAAGCTTGGCCAACAGCTACGCCGTTTCACTCAAATGCTGGCCGATGGCAACATCACAATTGATCAGTGGCAAGGGAGTATCCGCGAGGCAATTAAAGCTGCTCATATTCAAGCAACAGTGCTTGGCCATGGCGGTAAGGACGGTATGGGCAGTGCGGAGTATGGCCGTATCGGTCAAAGGCTTCGTGCGGAATACACTTATCTTCAGAAGTTTGCTGGCGATATTTTGGCTGGCCGCGTTTCTACTGCCATGGCTCTTGCTCGTGTGCAGCTATATGCTGAAAGCGTGCGAGGTTCTTACTGGGAAGGCTCCACAATTCGCCAAGAGCGACAAGGCTATTCCTTGATGCGGCGCATTCTTGATCCGCAAGCGCAGCATTGTGATGATTGTGTGCGTTATGCAGGCGCTGGACTTGTTTCCCTAGGTAGTTTGCCGATGCCTGGACAGCGTTGTGAGTGTCGTTCACGGTGTAGGTGCAGCGTGGAATACAGGCGTAATGCGGTGCCGACCGTTCCTGTTTAAAAACAAGGCCTAACATTGCGCAAGACATTGCGCTTTGTATGGCCAAAATTCTTTATTGCGGAGACGCAGCAGTTCAGACGGGCTTTGGGCGGGTAGCCGAGAATCTGCTTCCTGAGCTTGCGAAAGAGCATGAAGTGGTGGTGCTCGCCGTGAACTGGTGGGGCGATCCGCATGAACTGCCCTATCGCATGTATCCCGCAAATGCTGGTGGTGCCGATCCGTTTGGCTCCCATCGTATTCAGGAGCTTTTGATCAAGGAGAAGCCTGATCTGGTGTTTGCCGTTAATGATATTTGGGTGTTGAACAAGCTTTGGAGGGTAGCAAAGCCCTTGAAAGAGAAGCTTGGTTTTAAGTGGTATGGGTATTTCCCCACTGATAGCTATGGCTTCTTTCCTGAAGTGTTTGAGGATTGCAAAGAGTGGGACGGTATGGCCACTTATACGGAATTTGGCCTCGAAGAAGTTCGTAAAGCGGGCTGCGAAATGCCGTGTGACGTGATTCCGCATGGCATTGATCGCTCTACGTTTTTCCCAGTGAAGAAAGACGAAGCGCGGAAGGCGATGGGCGTACCCGAGGATGTGTTTATTGTCTTCAATGGCAATCGAAACCAGCCACGTAAGCGCATTGATTTGACAATTAAGGCATTTGTTCAGTTCGCCCTTGATAAGCCCGATGCGCGGCTTTGGCTCAATATGGGACCAAAAGATCAAGGATGGGATTTGATTCCGCTGTTTAAGCGTGTGTCTCGTGACTATGGTTACGATCCTGCTGGCAAGCTAATTCTTACAAGCAAGGATTTTGATGTGATGAATTGCTTGCCCATTGACAAGCTCAATCTTGTGTATAACACCTGTGACGTGGGTGTTAATACGTGTATTGGCGAGGGCTGGGGCTTGGTTAATTTTGAGCATGCCGCCACCCGCACTGCTCAAATCGTTCCAGACCACACATCGCTGAAAGAAATTTTTGGTGGCATTCCGCGTATTCCCATTGAAAGCTGGGAAGTTGATTGTAATTATGGCCTTGATCGTGGCGTGCCTTCCGTGAATGATCTAGTGCGAATTCTTGATAATTATTACGAGCATCGTGATAATCTTGACAAGGTTGCGCAATGGTGTTACGACGAACTTCAGGACGACAAGTATTCCTGGATCACGATTGGCGCGAACGTATTGAAGATTGTCAATAAAACCTTGGGGCAGACCACTGCTGGCAAGGGATTTGGCGATGAATAAACGCCGTGTGAGCGTGGGAATTCCCACGCTTTCTTGCTACGACAAACTCATTCGTTTGTGTAATCATTTGATCAATGATGAGCACCCTTGCATTGAGGCGGAGGTGCTCATTCTTGACAATGGCGGACGAATGAAAGAAAGTTCTGCGGTGGATGAGCTGGCGGAATGTTGCGATCTTTCTAGGTGGAAAGTAGCGGTGCCGCCGTACAATCTTGGTGTGGCCAAGTCTTGGAATTATCTTATTAATCAGCTAAATCAATGCATCATCGCTAATGACGATGTGATGTTTGGCCTTAATGATATTGCGGCCTTTCTAGAGGCCGCTGACGCTAATCCAGGTACGATTATTCTCGAGACCAATCATTCCGTTGGCGGTTTTTCTACTTTTTATGTGAATCGTCCCGAGCGCTGGCTTGGAATGGGCGGTTTTGACGAGCTATTTGCCCCTGCTTATTTTGAGGATAATGACTGCCGCTGGCGATTACTTCTAGAGAATAATCCCGCAGTAAAAGTCAATCTTTCTTCATGGAAGCATGAAAATAGCAGCACATTGCACACAGGTGATGATCGTTACAAGAGAATGCACTGGTGTTGCTTTGAGCGGAACAAGGCTTACTACCAAGCAAAATGGGGAGGCCTTCCTGGAAATGAGCAATTCACTTCTCCATTTGGCAAATAGTTATGGCTCATTTTGAACAGCAACAATTTGTTCAAAGTGTGAAAGACGAATTCCCGTCGTTCTTTCATGGTGGAAGAATTGTGGAAATTGGTAGTCTTGATATCAATGGAAGCGTGAGGCGTTTCTTTGATGCCCCAAAAGAATATGTGGGCGTAGACGTTGGTGCGGGGAAAGGCGTTGACGTGGTGTGTGAAGGACAGAGCTATGACGGTGCCACTGGCAGTTTTGACGTGGCCATTTCTGCCGAATGCTTTGAGCACAACCCCTATTGGGAGGCAACGTTTGCCAATATGCATCGCATGGTGCGCGATGAAGGACTAATTGTGATGACATGCGCGACGACGGGGCGCCCTGAACATGGCACAACAAGAAGTGACATGGGCAGCAGTCCGCTAACGGTGGGCAAGGGCTGGGACTATTACAAGAATTTGATTGAGGAAGATTTCTATAACGCTTTTCCTATTGGTTGCATGTTCTCAGAACATTGTTTTAAGGTGAACACAAGTAGTCACGATTTGTACTTCTGGGGGCTTGTAAGCAAGCTATAGATCATCTTTGGCTTGCCATTTAGAAAGTTCTTTTCGCTGGTGTTCCGAGTTTGAGAGAACTTCCAAATTCTCAATGTCGTTGTTTAAATGGTTGTCATCAATATGGTGAACATGCTCCCAACTTTCAAGTTTACGTCCCAGATATTGTTCCATTAGCCATCGGTGTTCCCTGACTTCTTTTCCGTTTACAGAAATAGTTTTGTAAATCTTGCGACCTGAACCCCCCTTGAGCGCCTGGGCTCTCCTTGTAACTGGAGATGCTTCGCGTGCCTTTTGTGTGTTTTCGGGATTAGCTAGAGAGGTGCACCGCCGAGAACAAAACTTGGCCGTATCTGCTCTATATTGAGGCACGTAAAATCCCGAGTCGCATAGCTTGCAGTTCAAAAGGACGCCTTTTGCTTGTCGTCCTTTTATTTTTCCAATTTTTCGTAAGTACGAAACTTGGCAGGTGCGACAACAGTAAACATTCGTCTTTCTCCTTGGGGAGAATGCGGCGCTACAGTTAAGACAGGGCTTGGGGTCCACAAAAAGCAAATCAACTCCCATCACCACAGCAGATAGCGAGACTCAAATGGCAAAAGCATCGCCTAAACAGCAGCGCAAGATTTCAAGAGTTTTGAGGGAGTTCAAAGCTGGAACCCTTAAAAGCAGTAGTGGGGAAAAAATTACGGACCCCAAACGCGCGTTGGCGATTGCGCTTTCAGAAGCTGGTGTGTCACGCGAAATACAGAAAGATAAGAGCGATGCTTATTGGGACGCCTATATCGACACTATGTGCGGCTCGATGAGCAAGGGCGGCATGGAAGAAGAGGAAGAGGGGGAAGAGGAAGAAGAAATGGAAGAGGAGATGGACGCCAACGCTGCTGAGGCTCGCTGCAAAGGCTATCTTTCTTCCCTTAACAAAAGAAAAAAGCGCTAAGGGGCGACGCCGAAAGCTTCGCCCCTCCTGCCAGCGTAAAGAGTGCTGCACGGCGCGGCCTTGAGCTGCGCCGAAAGCACGGCAAGGGAGGGCTTACTACAAAAGAAGCTGGAGAGCAAGGCATTGGAAGCGGCGTGGCACGAGCCACGTCGCTAGCTAACGGAGAGAAGGTTAGTGCAAACACCATTCGTCGCATGGCTGCATTTTTCTCGAGGCATGAGAAGAACAAAAGCGGTGGTGAAAATGACGCGGGCTACATTGCTTGGCTTTTGTGGGGCGGCGATGCGGGGAGATCTTGGGCGAATCGTACGCTTAGGATGCTGGAAAAGCGTCAAGAAAAATGATGGAAGGCCTCAGGATGGTGCGTGAAGAGGAAGACGGCATCAGTGTGATGCAGGCCTTGCAAATTCTGTCCCGCAATGCCCATCGCAATACTTCTCGTTGGGAACTTGTTGAAAAGCAAGTATTTAAAAATGGGCGTCTCGAAGAAACTCACGAATATGTGGTGAGTGTTTACGACGTGCCTGATTCGCAATTTGAGCCTGCAAAGTTTTTGATTTTTGAGGCAGTAGCAATGGCGAAGGCTTACATCATGGACGGCATTGAAGAGCAGCTTGCTTCTATTCGCGAAGAAGATGAGGACGATGAGGATTAGTCCTTCGTCGCATGAACGACGAAGGACGGATAGCCAAGAAGCCAGAGCACACTGAGCTGAAAAACGCCGCTCATCACTTTAATTTGAGCCACATCTGGGGCGAGGATGCCACTTTCAATGCGAGAGATGGTGGCCTGATCGCAAAACAGCAGTTCCGCCAGCGCTCTTTGTGACAAACCACAACCTTGGCGAGCTTCCCGCACTCGGGAACCAATGAGAGCTTTAGCTTCGGAATAGGAGGAGCGTGGGCTTTTGACTTTACGCCCGCCCAAATCTTTTTGCGTCATTCTATGCAGAATAGCATAATGTCTAGTAGACTATGCAAATGAAGCCCTTACAGTATATGTATGAGCACCACATCTTGTCGGTACGACGTTTCTCCTATTGAGAAATATGAAATGACACCTGAAGGTTATCTTCGGGTGTGGGCTTCTATTGCACGTACTGGCATTCAGCATTACACCGATGCTGACGGTTCTATCAGGAAGGAATTCCGCCCTGAAACCGAGGTGGCGTCTCCAGAAAGCCTTGCCTCATTTGCGGGGAAGGCCATCACGATGGAACATCCTCCTGTTCTTTTGGACAGTGAGAACACCAAAGATTACCAAATTGGTTTTACTGGTTCAGAAATTGTCTATGACAATGGCTTTGTAAAGGCCGTTATGACAGTGACTGACCGCGAAACCATTGATAAGGTGATGAAAGGTGATGTTCGTGAAGTGAGCGCTGGCTATAGGGTCAATTATGATCCGACGCCTGGCGTTACCGATAGTGGCGAGCATTACGACGGCATCCAAAAGGAAATCAGTGGTAATCACGTTGCTATCGTTCGTCGGGGCCGAGCTGGCCCGCAGGTGAGGCTGCATTTGGATCGCCTAGATGCTGCTGACCCCTCCCTAATTTCCACTGAGGAAAATCAAACAATGAGCGCAAAAGTCGTTTTCGACGGCGCCGAGTTTGAGGTGAGCGAGAGCGTTGCTCTGGCGATCACCAAAGAACGCGAAGACGCCAAGATGTCCTACGAGGACATGAAGAAGAAGTACGACGAGCTGCAGGCCGCTGCTGATTCCATGAAATCCGAGATGGATGCAATGGAAAAAGAAATGAAGGGCAAGATGGACGGGGCCGAAGGCCGCGCCGATGCTCTGGCCGAGCAAGTTGACTCTCTGAAAGCCGAGCTGGAAGAAGCCAAGCAAATCAACGTGGATTCCATTGTTGAAGATCGTCTGGCTCTCATCTCCAAGGCCAAGCCTGTGCTGGATGCTGCCTATGAATTTGGCGGCAAGAGCGACCGTGAAGTGATGGTTGATGCCATCAAGGCAGTTCGCGGTGATTCTGTTGCTCTGGACGAGCGTTCCGACGATTACGTCCTAGCAATGTTCGACACCATCTCTGAAGATGCTGCCAATCGCGCTGATTCCACTGAGGATCTGCGTAAGGCAGTGGCTTCTATTGCCACTCCTGCTTCTGCTCCTTCCTCCTATATGGAGAAGCTGCAGAATGCTTGGAAGTCCCCTCTCTCCATTTCCAAGGAGGCTAAGTAATCCATGGCCGTCACTTTTACCCCCAGCACAGGCGCTGCAGGTGGTGTTCAGTCCAGCTATCCGCTGGAACTGACCGCTGCTCTGGAAGGCCAGTTTGCTGACATTGCTGATAATAATGTTGCCACTTTCGTGAACGAAACTGGCGCTGGTGTTGCTTTTGGCGACCTGCTGGTGGTTAACACTGGTGGTTCCGTTGGTAATTCCGCTAAGACCATTGCCGCCACTGGCGACACTGTGGTGGGCGTGAATGCTCTCACTTACATCGAAGAGAAGGCCACTGATGCCAATGGCCGCCCTGCCGCTTCTGATGAGCAGGCTCTCAACGTGATTAACAAAGGCGTTGTTGCTGTCTACGTGACTGGCGCCGTTGATCTCACCTCCCCTGTGCGTGTGCTGTATGCCACTCACACTGGCACCACTGCTGGTGCTCATCCTGGTCGCTTCTCTCACGTTTTCGTGAGCGGTAAGACCCGCCGTCTGACTGCCGCCCGTTGGGTGTCGAAGACTACTGGTGCTGGTATTGCTCTGCTGGAGCTGAACGGCCCTGATTTCACCCTTGCCGCCGATTCCTGATAGGAGGACACCATGAGCGAATTTCGTATGGATGAAGCGGGTCTGTTTCTTGAGCGTCAGCTTGAGTACATCCGCCCTCAAGTGTTTGAAGTCGAATATGCCGACATCAAATACGCAACAATCCTGCCTGTAACCAGCGAAGCTGGTCCTGGCGCCCAAACCTTCACCTACCGCATCATGGATGCGACTGGTGACTTCAAGCTCATCTCTGACGCTGCAGATGATCTGCCGCGTGCTGATGTGAGCCAGATCGAGCGGAGCATCAACATCCGTTCGTTCGGTGGTTCCTTCGGTTATACCGTGCAGGAACTGCGTGCCGCTCAAATGGCCAACGTGGCCCTGGAGCAGCGCCGCGCCGCCGCTGTGCGTCGTGCTTATGAAGAGAAGGTTGAAGACATTGCAATGTTCGGTGAGGCTTCTGTTGGCCTCGTCGGCTTCTTCAATAACTCCACTGTTGATGTGCTGGCTGCTGATAAGTGGTTCACTGGCGCTACCGCCACTGGCACCACCTCTCAGGACATGCTGGAGCTGCTGAACCAGGGTGTTACCGCCATCATCAATGGCTCCAATATGAAGGAGCAGCCCGACACCATTCTGATGTCGTGGGAAGATTACAACATTGTTTCCACCACTCGTAACTCCGATTCTTCGGACGTGACTGTGCTGGAATACTTCCTGCGTACCAACCCCTTCATCCGTAATGTTGAGCCCATCAATCAGCTTGATGCTGATAAGAGTGCTCTGACTAAGAATCGGATGGTGGTTTACAAGCGTGACCCCCAGAAGGTGCAACTGCACATTCCTCAGCCTCTTGAGCTGTTCCCCCCTCAACAGCGCGGTCTGGAATTTATTGTTCCTGCCCATGCTCGCGTTGGTGGCGTCTCTCTGTACTATCCGAAGAGCGTCATTTACGTTCAGGCTCCCTGAGGAAGCCTTTAGGTAGTTCGTCAAGAAAAGGGTGGTTAAGCTAATGAGCAGTTCTTTTTTGAACAAAACAATGCTTATTGCTTACCGCCCTGAACTTGAGAATCCGCCGCGAGAAGCCAGCTTTGGAGTGATTACTAAGCGAGGCGTTATCAGCCTTGCTCCTGGACTTAATCAGGAAATTCCTGATGAGCAATGGGAAGAAGCAAAACTGAACCCTACGGTGCAGAGTCTTCTTCGCATTGGAGCCCTTGAGGAAATGAAGGAGCGAGTGGAAATCGAGACTATTCCTAAGTCTGCAGAAAACCTTTCGCAACTTCCCCTTAGTCAAGCCATCCAGGCCATTGAACTTCTCCATGATGAAGACAAGCTTTCTGATTGGAAGAAGATTGAAGGTCGTGTGAGGGTGCGCAACGCGATTAACCGTCGTCTTGAAGCCATTCGCACAGGAAAAGCATGACAGTCACTTATTCTGGGTTCTTACAGCGTTTCCCTGAATTCAGCCCTCATCCTTCAGGGATTGTGAATGGCGCCATTGAAAGCGCAACAGCAGATGTATCCTCTGACATTTTTGGTGATCAGACTGACCGTGCCGTGCGTTTTCTAGCTGCTCACATCATTGCTATTCAGCTTGCCCAAATGGGCGTCCAAATTGGCGCTACAGATGGAAAAGTGTATGGCAATGGGCTGGACGCCACATTGTATGGTCAGGAATTTAAGCGCCTTACAGAAGCGGCCTCTTCTTCATTGCTTGGTTTTGTTGTCTGATGACTAATCCTGCCCCGCCACTAGCTAATGCCACATTGGTGTTTGCAGTGGCGAGCGGATATGCGACAGATGCGGCCACTGGTAATTACGTTGAACTCACTGGAGATCAAACGTACTATGCCACATTGAAGCAGAGCAAGGATCCTCGGTACGATCAGCGGCTAGGGACTGACGAAAACGTCATCTATATGAAAGGCCGCCTAGTTGGTCCTCTTGCATTTTCGGGAGTGCCCCCTGGAAGCGTGGCTGGTGCCACCATTGAAAATCAGGAGGGGCGTTTTGAACTGCTCCCTACGACTGAAATGACTGACCACTACCGTCAGTTTTTGGGCACTCCAATCCACGGCTACTTTAGAGTTGTGGGAGCAGGAAGTGTCCTTAATCGTTAATCACGCTCCTTCGCATTGTTTCAATGGCCATTCAACATCCCACACAGATCATCAAGAGCCAGGACACTATTGTGTATGTGGGCGCTCTTTCTGGCGCCACTCGTCCTGCAATTACTCCCGCCACTAACGGCGTTCTTAGTCGTCCCACTTCTGGCGTTCCTGCCAATAACTTTTTCTTGGGCGGCGTCACAAATGCCACTGTTTCCTTTAACGATGGCGAAACCGAATATTTCCTGCTTGGAAATGGCGGTTTTGCTGATGGCGTGAAGGTGACGCAGCGTTGCCAAGCATCCATCACTTCTTATTTCCAGAAGGATCTGGATGGCAGCAATATTGACAATACCCAGTTTGACGAAGCTTTCGATCTGATCCTGCGCGGTCGCACCGATAAGGATTACGAAGTGTATGTTGAAATCTTTAAGTTCTTGGGTGGTCAAACTTATGACCTCACTTGCTTTGCTGCCACTGTGATGAATTACAACGAGAGCTATCCTGCTGATAATCTCGTTGAAGCCACTTTTGATCTGATGAGCCGTGGCACCTATGGTGCTGGCCGCTGCACCATTTCTGGCGGCATTCTGCCCACCAACCCCAACTCCTGATCTTTGGACTAGAGAGTTTCTCATTAGCCCCCGAAAGGGGGCTATTTTAATGATATGAACGTCCTCCAACTGCGCGACACCGTTTCCCAACTGCTGTCTGGATTAATCGGCACTTATACATTGCCGAACAATACCACTCAGCCTGCATTGTATGTTGTTGGTCAGCAGGGAGTGCCCAAAGGATGGAAGGCCACTGGTTTGGAGGTGACTATTCGCCAGTACCCTAGGCAAACATCTCGTCCGCTAGTAGGAACAGTACAGATCAACCAGCTATGGGAAATTGTGCTGGTTAATTACACTCCTGGATCAAAGGTGCTGGAGGAGGCAATTTTAAAGATCTTGAGGCATTTCCCTGATGCCAGGACAAGTTATCAAGACTATAGTGACATTGCTTACGAGCAGTATCGAGTTTTGATTCCTGAAATCGAGCTGCCCACTCAATTTATGATCAGGCAATGAAGCTTGTCAAAAGCAAATGCGAGAAAGCTTGGCTGTTTAATACAGCCAAGCGAAGTGATGAGATAATTGCGGGGCTTGCTTGCTTTTTGCCTGGATGTGAAGAAAGCGTACAAGTGGAAATGGGAGGCAAGGAATGGCATGCGATGGTTCCTGCGAAGGCAGTGAATAGTCCTGTGCCAGTAAAAGTGACTAACGCTAGACTCTCTCTGCTTATTAGCGCTTCCCATGAGTAAATATTCTTCGTTTTTTCTTCTCAGCAGTCCCGAGTACGAAAAGCTTGGAGATAAGTTGCGCCTGCGCAAATATGGCAGTTGGCTGGCGGAAGAAGCCTGGCTTAGGGAAGAGCAGTCACAAAAGCGTGCATTGTTTACCTTGAAGGCTATTGATCTAGCGCGCAAGATTGCAAAAGACAAGGGAATTGAAGATGCAGAAGCTTTTGAGCTACTGCAGAACAGTGGCATGATTGACGAAGAGCTAATGGGAGGCTATGCAGCAGAGGCCACTGCATTGATGGAGAATATGCCCTCCAACCGCACTCAGCTTGAGCAGCTTGTCACTATCTTCTTCCGCAATCGAGGCGAAGTGCTACAGGGCAAGAAATGGGAAGCCACTGATGACTGGACCGAGGAAGACACAAAGATGCTTCCTAAATTGGTTCTTGAGCAAGTGGAGCAATTCATGCTTAGCGAGGATTCCACTGGCGTAGTAGGCGAAGAGGGCGAGGAAAAAGAAGAAGAAGAAGAAGAGGAAGAAGCAAAAAACTAATCAGTCGGTTAGCTGAACAGTCTGACGCTGTGTTGAGCAGGGCAACAGATTGGACATTTTTGTATTGCCAGCTAACCGCTTTAAACCTTCCAGACCCTATTTTCCACGCATCGAACTTTGCGCGATTGCCAGTACGTTTGATTACAGACGTACTGGATAATCATTCAAAGATTTCTCGCATGCGTGCCAATGCGAATAGTTTGGCCACTGCAAAGATGGGGGCGATGGTGGCATCTGCGCTTGGCAGCAAGGGAAATCAAGTGAAGGTGACTGACTTTTTGCCATACGAAATGGAAAAAGACACGGGAAGCGTGTCTGAAGAGACTAAAGAAGTGCTCAAATGGGCACTTAAATCCCAAAAACTTCCGCCCGCCATTGTCGCAATGCTGGGAAGCGAATTGTAGTAAATGCTAGATTAGCAATAGCATATAGTCGGCGCATTGTAGTTGTGACGTATCAACTTCGATTTGAGAGCAATGCGTTTAAGGCAGACAGCGCCATTAGCAAAGCTTTGGATGCATTGCAGCGAACTATTAATGGCGCCAAGAAGGTGGCGGGCGTGAGGGTAAGAGAAGAAGAGGTGAATAGGCTTGTAAAGCTTAGGGGAATAAATCAGCGCGTGTTTGCACGCGCAATGGACTGGGCCGATAATGATTTCGACCAGCAAATCCTTTCCGAGCAATGGGATTGGAAAGGACCTGATTTTGAAACAAGAAGAAAGAATGGCCAGACAGTTACTGAGCCTCGCGATATTGTTGATACTTCCGCATTGTTAAACAGTAAACGCAGGGAAGATTCAGCAGGTTCCATTACGGAATTTGAATGGACCGCACCTCATGCAGAAGGAGTGCATGATGGTTATGTGGCTAGGGGCGGCAATCGAAACCCAGCAAGACCATGGACAGAGCCCACTATTGAAGATTTAGACGAAATTATTCAAGGCTTATTCGAGGAGGGCACTAAATAATGGCACGTTATACCATTGATTTCTCTACCAATGCGAGCGCCGTCGTTCGCGAGATAGAGAGAGTTAACAGAGAAATCACCAATGTTGCCAGAAATGGCAAGAAGGTGACAATTAATCTTGATACGAGCGGGCTCAAGACGCAGATCAGTGCGACGTTTGCGCAGCTCAATCGAGAGATTGCCTCTATGCAGGCAAAGCTGTCGAAGCTTCAAATTGGTAGCCAGCCATTTAGAAAGACTGCGGCGGCTATGGGCTTCCGCGAGGGGCAGGTAGAAAGGGGGCAAATGATTGCGCAGCCCCTAAGGCTGCGCGGACAGGCTCAATCTTTTGAACAGGATTCGCTTGTTCGTTTACAGAAAGAGCTGCAAGCGGCGCAGATTGAGGCTTCGCAAATCAGGCCCGCCACTGAGCCATGGGTGAGGCTGCAGGGCGAGATTGCTCGCATTAATGGGGAGCTAAGGCAGGCGGATAAGCTTGCGGAGAATATTCAGCTCACCCGTGACCTTGGGGCGTTTTCTCCTGGCAGCTTGAATCAGCTTGAAGCGAAGCTGACAATTTTGCGCAATCGTGCGCGAGAGATTTCTCCTGATACGACAGAGTGGAAAAATCTAAACAAGGAGATCGTTAAGGCTGAACAAGGTATTGAGAGGCAAACCAAAAAGCCTTTGTCGCGAGGGCAGCGCCTGGGCGCTGCTGGTGGCGCATTTCTCTATGGAGGAGGGCTTGGCGGCGGCGTAGGCAGTGCTGTTGGTGGTATTGCTGGCGGCCTGCTTGGAGGAGTGCCAGGCGCCTTTACAGGCGCCGCTATTGGTCAAGCAGTAGATACTCTTGGGCAATATGCTGCTGCTGTTGCAAAGATAGTCGGAGAGGTAAATAAGGCCCGAGTTGCGCTTGCTGGTGTCACCAGAGATCAGCAGGACTATGAGACTGCACTGGCAGCAGCAACTGATGCAAGCAATAAATTCCTTTTACCGATTAGTGATGCGACTAGGCAGTTTGCTCGTTTGCAAGCGAGCGTAGCTGGCGCTGGATTTCAAACTGATACGACAAAGAAAGTTTTTGATGGCATTGCTGCAGCCATTGTTGCCACTGGCGGAAAAACAGAAGATTTAAACGGAGCGCTGCTTGCTACTGCGCAGGTATTTAGCAAAGGAAAAGTAAGTGCCGAAGAACTGAGGGGTCAAATTGGTGAACGACTTCCTGGGGCGTTTACTGTCTTTGCCTCTGCTGTTGGCAAGACTCCACAGCAACTAGATGATGCGCTCCAGAAAGGCGAGGTAACGCTTTCCGACTTTGTTCTATTTACAGAAGAATTAACAAAGCGCTATGGCAAGACTGCCGAAATTCTTGCAACTGCTCCAGAAAATGCTGGCGCTCGCTTGCAGGTGGCATTGCAAGACGCTTCCGTTCGATACGCGGGATTTTTCCAGGTAGTTGGAGCTGGCTTCCAAGATAGTTTGACTGGTGTTTTAAATTGGGCTCGTCAAAACGAAGATAGCATCAAGCGCGTTGTAACAGTATTTGCCATTGGCTTTAATACACTTGGTGGATTAATTGGCAAATTTACCAAGTTTCTTGTCGATTCGTTTAATGGTGCATTTGCGCAGTTACTTGGGAACCTCGACACTGTTCTTGCGCGTATTGAAGATGCTATTAACAGAGCAGTTGGTGCAGCATCTCTAACTCCCGCGCAAATCCAAAAATTCCAAGAGCAAGCAGATAAAGCAACCAAGGCTAAGTATGGTGCCCGAATTGACTTAGGAGGCCGCAATGGTCCCATTAATACTGGGCTAATTCTTGATCAAAATGCTGCGAGTCAATATTACAACAAATATTTCAACGATCTTGTTGATACCGCTACTAAATCTCGTGGAGCCAAGAAATATACAGAGGAAGTCCAGAAAAAACTATTCCCAGACTTTAAGCCTTCTTCTTTTGGTAGTGGACTTGGCCAAAATCCTGGAGGTATTCCAGGTGCTGGTGGCGGTGGAGCTGGTGGAAAAACTGCCCGTGAGCGCCAACTTCGTGATTTCCAAAACGAACGAATCGCTGAACTAAAAACCAACGAAAAAATTGCACAGCAGCGCCTTGATCAACAGCGCCAGCTAGAGATTATTGATGAAACGGAATACGCCATTGCTTCTGCTAGTAATAAACGCAAATTTGAGCTTCTTGTTATTGAAGAAGCATTGGCGCAAAAGAGGGCAAGTATTGGCGAATTTGAAGCCAATGTAAGAGAAAAGCAGCTTGGCGTGTTTGAGCAGCTCGCTGAAAATGAAAGAACTCTTGTTGAGGAAGAGTATAAAACTGCGGTGCAAGGAGCAAAGCTGCAGCTATCTAGGCCCTTTAAGGATGCAATCAGGGACGAAAATATAGAGATTGGCAAGCAAACTCTGTTGCTGGAGAATCTTCAAAAGGGTTTCGCGGAGTTGACACCAGAGCAAGAAGCAAATCTGATTATCGAAGAAAAAATTAAGGATTTACGCACAAAACAGCAGGCTCTAATTCAAGCAGAGATTGACAATCTAAGGACGGTCACTCTCGAAAGAATTCGCGGAGCTAATGCTCTTCAAAGAGAGACTGAGCTTCTTAGGCTTCGTAATCAAGCTGCAGTATTGAGGGCTCCCCTCGGACAGGAGCGCCTTGTTGAGCTTCAGCAAAACCCCAATCTCACGCCAGAGCAAGCCAAGGCTCAATTTGCTCTCGAAGAACAAAATCGTCGATTGCAAGTATTGCGTGAAGGCGCAGCAAGCTTGGCTGGAACAATCAATTCCACACTCGGTGATTCCATTGTCAATCTTGCTACTAATTTTGGCAATGCTCAACAGATTGGCTTAAATTTCCTGCAAACTCTTGCCGATGGCTTTAAACAGCTTGCCAATACAATCATCCAAGAATTAACCAGGGCTTTTGTTAACCAAGCTGTATCAAAGATTTTTGGTTTTGCACTTAGCTTCGTTCCTGGACTGGGCAGCTTTAGTGGAGGCGCTGGTTTTGGTCAGCAAACTCAATTGCCTTCTGGTGTTGGCATTGGTGCTGGTAATGGCATTATTCAGAATCCAGGAGGGCAAGGTTTTGGCACTCTTGGACCTAATTTTGGTTTCAGACAATTCGCTCAGGGCGGTGTCGTCACTGGTCCCACTCTCGGTCTTGTAGGCGAAGGTCGCTTCAATGAAGCCGTTGTCCCCCTGCCCGATGGCCGTCGGATTCCCGTAGATCTTGGTGGCAATACTGGTAACAACATTTCCACTAACATTGTTGTCAATGTGAACAATGGCCAAGCCTCGTCTCAAGTGAACGGCTCGAACGGTCAAGCGTTTGGTCGTGAGCTTGAAGGCGCTGTACGCAGTGTCATCCTGAAAGAAAGCCGTCCTGGCGGCATCATTTACAGCCAGCGTTAATCCATGGCACAGCCCACTTTAGTTCTAGACGTTGAATACGGCCTTACTGCCAGAAGAGGCACGCGCGTCAGGCGCGTGCAATTTGGCGATGGCTTCGAGCAAGTGTTTCCTGATGGCCTGAATGCTGACCTTAGGGAATACGACATTAGGACAGTACCCATCACTGATGAGCAAGCTGTTGCGTTAGATGAGACACTCTCTGAATTGCAGGGAGATTTCTTTGTGGCCCAGTTCTTTCAAGATAGTGAAGAATACAAATATCGCCTAGTCCCTAATCAATGGAGCTGGGAAAGTCTTGGTCCTAATTCCAACATCATTTCGTTTACTTGCCGTCGCATTTACGATTCGAGGAGCTGATAAATGTCGCTTGAAAACGATGTAAAAAGAGGATGGCATGAAGCGATTGTTGAGCTTTATGAAATAGACCTATCCACCATTGGAACTGGACTTTCGGACAAGTTTTTCTTGACGAATCAAACAATGCCAGATAATTCGGCGGTGCGATTCAAGGGAAAAACATATACGGCTTTTCCCATCGAGGCTGGAGGTTTTGACAAGAATACAAGCGGACAATTTGCCCGTCCTGAAATTACTGTTTCTAATGTTTTTGGCACATTTAGTGCTGCCATTGCTTCTGCAGAAGATTTAGTTGGTGCGAAAGTCACTCGTCGCCGCACATTGTTCAAATATCTGGATAACGGTCCTGATCCTGATTCGAGCCAAGAGTTTCCTGAGGATGTGTTCTTCATTGAACGCAAAAGTGCGGAAACCAATTTGACTGTCACATGGCAGTTGGCCAGCAGAATCGATGTGGAAGGCATCTTGCTGCCGCGCCGTGTGATCACACAGGATGCATGCGTATGGCGCTATAGGGGGCCTGAGTGTGGCTATTCGGGGCCACCAGTGGCCAATGAGTTTGACGGAGCTCCAGAGGGCTCTTCTGGTGCAGCGCAGGCCTATATCAATGCTCTCAGGGCATTGCTTGAGGCAAATGCAAGATTAAATTCCGCAATTGCAGAATTGGCAAATGCCGAAGCAGCAGAAGAAGTTGTCTGTGATATCGACATTATCAAAGAAGGCGAGCCTGAATTTAACCTTCGCGATTCCAACGGTCCTTATACGTTTGGCATCTTGCAGGGCGGGCAATATTTCGCCGCTTACAAAGATGACACCCTTGTTCCTCCAGGGAAATTTGGCTTTGACAAACCTGTTGGAGAGGGAGAAGTTGGAGATGCTGCTTTTGGTGACCCACAAAATACTGGAAGAGGGCCAAACGGCAATGGCACTGGCCCTCTTTTCGCTATCAATCTTTTCCAGGCCATAAGAGATCCAGAAACTGGAGAAGTTACTGATGTTGTGCTAGTAAGCTCCACTTACGATCCGCCAAGAACATTTGCTTTTCGAGATTTAGAAGGCGAATTTGTTATTTGCATTGATGGCACCATCAGAAGGGAAGGCCCTATTAAAGAACAGACAGAACCTGGGCAAGTACCGCCCACCGATGCTTTTGGCGGTCTTGGTGGTCAAGAATTTGCTTTTGCAGTGGGTGATCGAGAGGATAGAAATGCTGGCCCTGTGACTGATTTACGATTTCTTGAGCTATCAAGTGCTCAGTGTGACGCCGCAACGGGACGCACTGAAGATGCCCAGGCAGAGCTTGATGCTGCCACTGCAGCGCAAGCAGCAGCTCAAGCTGCTTTCAATGCAGCTTTAGCTGCGCTTCCCGCAAATGATCCGCTTAGAGCAAGTGATCAATGTGGAAAGCGTTTGACGAGCTGTCGTTTGCGTTTCGGCACGTCTACACTGCCCTTTGGCGGATTCCCTGGCGCCAATTTGTTCCAATGATCAAGCTTTCCCATTCCCTTAAAAAGGCCATTGCTTTTCAGGCTTCGCAATGTGCGCCCGAGGAATGCTGTGGATTCATTGTCGATGGTGAGATCATGCCATGCAAGAACGTGCATGATTCGCCAACTACTAATTTTGCCATCAGAGCAGAAGACTATGTGAAGGCAGAGGAAAAGGGTAACATTGACGCCATTTACCATTCTCACATTGGAGGAATGGACGGCTTTTCAAAGCATGATGCAAAAGCGTGCAAACAGTCCAACATTCCGTGGGTGATGATTCAGCTTCCCACTCATAATTTCCATTACATCGATCCAACTGGCGAAGCGCCCTATGAAGGGCGCGAATGGTGCTATGGAGTGAGTGATTGCTATTCGTTGTTCCGCGATTTCTATGCTCGTGAATTCAATATTCACTTAGATGATTTTGAGCGTGGCGATGACGAGGAATGGCTCAATCCTGAATGGCGCATGTTTGTTGATAATTACAGCAAGCAAGGCTTTTATGAGGTGGGCAGGCCAGAGCAAAAGGGCGATATGTTGCTGATGCGTCTTCAAGCGCCAGGGCCTAACCATGTGGGAGTGATGAATGGTAATGGTGCATGCTTCTACCATCACCTATCAAACCGCCTTTCTCAGTCTTCTGTGTATGGTGGATACTGGGCTAAAGTGACAGTTAAAGTGTTGCGACATAAGGATCTATGACGGGCACTAAAAGACGCTGGGTGGAAGTGAAGCTCCTTGGAGAGCTTGGTCGTAAGTTTGGCCGCCATTATCGCTTTATGGCATTGAATGCGCGTGAAGTGATTATTGCTTTGTCGCGACAGATTGAAGGGTTTCAGGAATATTTAGCCAATGCCCATGAGAACGGTATTGGCTTCAAGCTTGTTACGAAAGATCCAGAGGGTCTTGATTATGACGGAGTGTTTTTAAGCTGTGATCGCTTGGTGATGGCTCCAATTGTTACTGGAGCAGGCGGCAATGTAGGACAGATTTTGATTGGTGCTGCTCTTATCGCCTTAGCTTTCATTCCTGGCGTTGGCACTGTTGCCGCTACTGGTGCGTTTAGCAGCGTCGGCACCGCATTGTTTGGTCTTGGCGCCAGCTTGTTTCTTACTGGTATTGCAGGCTTATTGTCACCGCCTGTTCAAACGCCGACAAGTGATACAAAAAAGAAAGAAAGCTTTATTTTCGATAGGGCCACTGAACTTACCACTCAGGGCTTTCCCGTGCCATTGATTTATGGACGTTATCGCGTGCAGTCTTCTTTGGTGATTTCCTCCTCCATTGCTACTGAGCAAATTCCCATCTGATAATGCAAAAGCTTTACGGAGAGAATCAGCGTTGGTGGATCACTGGCTCTGGCGGCGGTGGCAAAGGCGGCGGTGGTGCTCCCACTGAAGAACCTGACACGCTGCGAAGCAGGGCTGAAGCAAGTATTGTCGCAGCTATTTGCGAAGGCGAAGTAGAAGGCTTTCCAAGTGATGACCCAGAGGAACGAGGAAAGTTCATCTTCCTCAATGACACACCGCTAATCAGCGAAAACGGCACTCCCAATTTCAATACAAAAGGCGATTCTGATGTAGAAATTCAGTTTGCAACTGGCACACAGTCGCAATCGCCATTGCAAGGTTTCCGCGACGTACGCATTGAACAGAGCATTGGCACAAAGCTTACAAAAGCTGCGGGGCGAGTGTCTGTAACCACCACACGCTCTGACATCAATCGCATTGTTATTCGCATTGGAGTGGGATCACTTTTCAAAGTGGAGGACGAAGGGGATATTGTTGCTACATCCGTTGACTTCAATATCAGGATTTTTGATTCCGTTGGTGAAGAGCCAATTGTTGATGAAGATAAAACAATTGAAGGAAAGAGTAGAGGGCCATTCGATAGGGAGTATTTTTATGGCTTAACTGGCACTGGCCCGTGGACCGTTCGCGTGAGGCGTCTTAGCAATGATGCGAAAGATCTAAAAGTAAACAGTGATTTATTCTTTAAAGCAATTGTTGGCATCCTCGACGATAAACTTGCCTATCCAAATACAGCATTAATTGGTGCCAAGTTTTCTGCTGAGGCATTCTCTAGCGTTCCCAGAGTATCGGTGGAAATTAAAGGGCTGAAAGTAAGAGTGCCCACTGGTATTAGTGCCGATGGTGTGTGGAGTGGAGAATTTACCACTGAATACAGCAACAATCCCGCATGGGTGTTCTTTGATCTGATCACGAACGAACGCTATGGCACTGGACTTTTTATTGAGCCCGACGATGTGGATGTATTCTCGTTGTTCAAAATTGCTCAATATTGCGACGAGCAAGTATCGAATGGCAGGGGCGGCTCCGAAAAGCGTTTCACTTTTAATGCTGTTATTAACAACAGGGCCGAAGCTTATGAAGTGATCAATGGCATCGCTGCTGCCTTTAGGGGCATGATTTATTTTGCTCAGGGCGCAATCATGGCCACCCAGGATCGCCCTGGATCAGTTGTGAGACAGTTCTCGCCTTCCAATGTGATTGTCGATGTCAACGATCAAGGGGAATTAACTGGATCGCCTTTCATCTATGAGGGCACCGCCCTTAGGGCGCGGAGAACGGTGGCGCTTGTTTCCTATAACGACCGCGATGATGATTTCAAGAGCAAAGTTGAATATGTAGAAGATCCGCAAGGTATTGCGCGATATGGCATTCGTGAAACTGAAATTAGAGCATTTGGCACTACCAGTCGCTCTCAGGCGCGACGAGTGGGCTATTGGACATTGCTCACCAACATGAATGAAACCGAGACAGTCAGCTTCAAGCTGACTGGCGAAGGTTATTTCTTAATGCCAGGAGAAATCATTGAAATTATCGATCCCAACAGGACGCCAGGATTAGCAGCGGGAAACATTGTGGAGGCCAGTACTGTGGGCATGGTGCTAGACCGAGAAGTGATGCTGGAAGCAGGAAAGTTTTACACAATGCTTATTCGCGATGGTAACCAGGAATTCAATATGACCATTACCAGCCCACCTGGCATGGTTTCCGTGGTGTCAGTTGCGCCTGCACTTACGCAGGCGCCAGAATCAGGATCCACGTTCTTCATTCGTGAAGCAGCAGCGGAAGGCAAGAAATATAGAGTGATGGGCCTCACTGAAGATGCTGGTATTGTCACTGTTCTCGCCACTGAATATTTTGAAGATAAATATGAGCTCATCGACAATCTGTCGCTGGGCTCGCCAACATTAATGTCTGTGGCATCTTCTCAAATGATTTCGATGCCTACTGTCAATCCTTCTTCTATTTCTTTTGCGGGACTATGACGACAAGAGTGGAGATCACTTGGAATGTCCCGCAATATACGGGCTACTCCATCCTTAATACATTAAATCCAGCTATTTGCTGGCAGCGTCCAGTTAACAATCCCCTCATTCGTTCTTTTCAGGTGCAAATGTTGCGCCAAGAAGAGGATATGTGGATGGACCTGGGGCAGACTGAGAAAAACTACGTTTATGTGGATGCTGTTGATTATGACATTAGATCTTCATATGTGATTCGCATTGCTACAATTGGCTTAAATGGGAAGCGTAGTGGTTGGTCTTATAGCTCTCGCTATGTTGCCTCTCCATTGCGATTTGATTTTGCCGCTGTTGATCCCGTTAGGCTACCAAACGGCGAAACAAAGCCGAACCAACGCCTTCTATTCTTGATGTTTTAATCATGGCACTTTTCGGTCTTGATGCGGCGGGCAACTCAGCGTACGTGCAGGCGCAGGGTGATGGCAGCATTACTGTTCCCTATATCTTGCAGCATGACATTCTGCCATCTGGCATTAAGAGCGCATGGGTGTCGAGTACAAGTGGAGTGGTTGTCGTTTCTGGAGTGACAGGAAAGTCTTTGCGTGTATTAAACGTAGTTTGTACGGCAACTAGCGGAGGTACTGTTCAGTTCCGCAGTGGCGCTTCTGGCGTTACATTGACGCCTGCGTTTCCCGTGTATGTATCAGGCTCTCCATTGTCCTACGGCAGTCCCATGGGACTATTTCAGACAACTGCTGGAGAGGCTCTTCAGACTGTAGTTAGTAGCGGCATCGAATACCAGACTCTCGTCACATACCGCGAGGTGTAAGCATGGCTCGTATTGTCGGCTTTCTTGAGGGAGCCAATGGTCCACTGAATGGACGGCTTTTTGTCAAGGCGGGAGGCGCCTTTATTGGCGCCCCCGCCAAGGACTTGTCGTTCAAGGTGCAAGACGGCATTGTTGACATTGAACTGCCAGCATGCCCTCCTGGCATGCCTTACTTTGTTGATTGGAAAGACACTGGTGACATTAGTCGCCTGCAATACGTAGAGCGCTGGCGTGTTCCAGCGGCTCCAGAGGTGAGCATCGAAGAGGTGCGAGGGCTGGTAAAGGCAAAACAGTCTCGCGTGCATGCAAATAGCGCAAAAGCGGAGCTGCTTGAAGCAAAGATGCTTAAAAGCGAGCTTGCAGAACTGGCGGCTAGTGTTCAAGCTCTTGAACAGGAAAATGCAAAACTATTGAGAGAAGTCAGCGAAGCTGAAAGTAAGGCTGCTGCAGCGCGAGCGAAGAGCGCATCAATGGTTTCAGAATTGTCTCATGCTCAAACCGAAGCGGTGAAGGCGAGACTTTCTCAACAAGAAGTGGTTATCGAGAAAATTGTAGAAAAGACCGTTACGCCTGCGGAATTCCAGCAAATCATTAGTGAACATCGCCAAGAGCTTGAGCTTATCAAGCAAGAAAACGAGGCCTTGAAAAAAGAAGCCCAAGATGCGTTTTCTCTTACAACGCATTATGCAAGTCTTCATTCCCAAATTGATAGACTTACATTGGAAAAGCAGCAGCTTTTATCTCGCATTGATGACCTGAAGCGTCCCAAGCGCAGCACTACATCGTTGCGTAACGAAGCAATTGCAAACCTCGACCGTCTAATTAGTGGCTGATGGAAAGCATTAATGTAACCGTGAGAGAGGGCGACAGCTTTGATGAGCTGTACCTCGCTTTCCAGAAGCCTATTGGCACGTTTCGCGACTTCACTAATTCTGAGCTAATTGCTCAAATCAAGGAGACGTTTGGAGGTGAAGTTGTTGACACTTACAACATCACTAAGCTCGCGACAACTGGACATTTAAAGCTTGGTCTTTCGTCATCGCAAACCGAAGCATTGCGGAGAAACATCGCAATTGGCTACGAAGAGCGAGTGATTACTTATGATGTGGGCCGACAAGCTGCTGACCCAGCGGATATTGGCGCTCTCTACTTGTGGGACTTGAAAGAGTTGTTCTACGTTGAAGAGGGCAATGGTATTTTGAACATTACGCAGGGATCATTGATTGATCCGCTTCTGCAAACATTCCGCCTTCGCGTGGAAACGATTGGTCGCCATAATCTTGGCCCCTCTGACATTGTTCGCATTACTGGAACAAGCGTTGCTGGCTACAATAGCACTTACACTTTTAATACACTGAGCATTGTTAATGAGCGGGTATTTGAAATTATACCCGCGCTAAATGTTCCCGTATTTAGTGCCGCTTCTTTTGGAGGCACTCTAAGAGTGCTAAAAGAGGATACGATTGTAATAGGCACACTGCAGGTTAAGCCCCGCATCACATCGATTTAAGGAATCATGCCTGACATTGAAGAAGGTCAACAGGTAGTAACAGTTGGCAGATCAGAGCCTATTCAACCAGGCCAAGCGACTATGGAAAAGTCGCTGCCAGTTGCTATTGCCAGCGATCAGAGTCCGATTCCTATCCTTGACAATCTGAGCGCACCTTCAGAGGTGCGCGATGATTTGCTGGGCAATCCTCGCATTCAAACCAGTCTTTCGATTTGGGATTCGGTCAATATTCTTGACATCGATCCCAAGCTATGGAAGAAAACACAAGTACTAGAGGGTAGTCCCCTCTTTTCAACTGTCACCCACCTGCCTCTTGAGAGCGGCGCGCAGTTGCTTGTGAATAGCAATGCGCCCAACTCTACACAGGCGCAGTTGCAGAGCCGCCTTGTCTTCCCTTATCAGACAGGTCGTATTACTGACGCAAGCTTTGGTATTAGCTTGCTGCTCAATCAAAATGCCACGCACGAAGCTGGTATTTACGACGAAAAGAACGGCTATATCGTGCGTTTTATTGGCGACGAAGTGTTCTTTGTTCGCCGCACTAATTCTGGGGAAACTCCTCAGAACAATGGTGCTCCTGCTGGCTCGACTGACTTTACAGTCACTGATCCCACATCGATTTACTTCCAGCATCGTTACCGCTTGCTGCCAGAGGATCCCTCCGTCATGGAAGAGATTGTTCCTCGCAGTGCCTTCACTGGTGACAAGCTTGATGGCGTGTTTCCGAGCGTTCACACGCTGAGCTTGTCCAATGTGACAATGTTCCGCATCCAGATGGGCTGGTATGGCGGTTCAGCCTGCAAATTGCTGGCTTACGTGCCAATTGACGAGAACCTGCCGCAGGGTTCGGAGCCCAAGAATGCGCGATGGGTGACCATCCATCAAATCAATACTTGCGACCGCATTCCGTTCCCAAGCCTTGGCAATCCGAATGTTCCGCTCACGTTCCGCGTTGAGAAAAATGGCAGCCTGCCGCAAGCGGTATTCCTGAAGATTTACGGCACCAAAGTTGAAATTGACGGCGGCGATGCTACAAAGTTTGATATTTACTCACGTGCATCTTCTGCGGTGCAGATCAATCCTGGAGTGCAACGTCCTCTAATCTCCATTCGATGCAAGGAAAATATTGTTAACAATCAAGGTGCTATCACAAAGAATATTCTGCGTGCTGTGCCATTGTATGCCAACCTTTCTTCAACAAATAGGACTAAGTTTACGCTGATTAAGAATGCCAGTGGCATTGTAATTAATGGCGAAACTGTCGATCCTCAAGAGCAAAGCATCGCATGGTCATCAGCGGGTCAACTTTCTGCCATTGAAGTGAATACCACCGCTTCTGGTATTACTGGCGGTCAGGTGATTACTACATTTTTCACTGGTGATCAAGACGGACAGAATCTTGATCTAACCGAAATTTTCCGTTACAACCGTGAATTCCTCACTCGTCCAATTTCAAACGAAGCTGGACAAGCTGGCGATGTTCTGACGCTTGTTGCAGAAAGCTTGGCGGCAAGTGGCAACACTGTTGCTGGCTCTCTCACCTGGGGCGAACGCTGATCGCCTTTTACATTGTTTGTGATTGCTCATGGCAACTTATTACCAGCTTGGTCCTGAAGTAGGACGGAACCGTGTTGTTGTTGCGAGCGGCGCCAATGCTGGCGAAGTGCTCCAGGAAGCTGGTGAGTTTCCAGAAGGCCAAAAGTTCATGGCGGAGAGCATTCCAGTGGTGGCCCCACTGAAAGGCACTCCGCTTCCCATTAGTCCATATCTAGAAAAGCCTTCAGAAGTTAAGACTGACCTTCTCGGTAATGACCGAGCAAGCAAAGCTCTTAGTCTTTTTAATTACACGGATGATTACGATTTCCGCGACGATGTTTACGTAACGGAAATTCAAGGCCTGAATGAAACAGGCGAAAACGATGAGGAAAGCGCCAAGTGGAGTCAGCTTGAGCGTGTAGGTATTAATTACAGCCCACTTCCCATTGGAAGCTTCCGTCACGATCCAAAGCGTCGTGGCATCAATATTGAACTTGCGAAAGCTACTGGCGGCTTCCAGCGTGCTCGCTTGAGCACGCGGAAGCGCTTCCGTTATCAAACTGGCCGCACATTGCGCATGTCCGTATGTGCGCAGATGAGCCTTGCTGATCTGCCCGCATGCGAAAAGCTATGGGGTATTGGAGATAGTCAAGATGGCTTCTTCTTTCAAATTAGGGCTTCTGGCGTAGGCGACGATTTCAGAATTATTTATCGTCGTTCATCGGGCGATGGACTAACGAAAGAAGTGGTTGTTCCGCGTAGCGAATTCAACCATGACCCGATGGATGGCACTGGCCTTAGTGGTGCCAACATTGATTTCACCAAGAATGCTATGTACTTGGTGGAATGGGGCTGGTATGGCGCCAGTTCTGCCCGCTTCTATGCATTTCTTGTAGATGAACAGGAGAATCTGCCTGTAACTGTCAAGAAGGTGCCTCGCGGTCGTTGGATTTTGATGCATGAATTGCTTATCCCCGATACGCTTAATGCGCCAAGCTTGGGCACGCCTGTTTTGCCCTTTACGCTTGAGATTAGTAACACTGGCTACCTTGTTGAGCCTCAGTTCATCTTTAAGTATGGACTTAGTGTGCAGGTGGACGGCGGCGAAAGTGAGAAGGCCGAAATCCTTGGTGCAGACTTGTCTAATGGACGGGACATTGGTCCCATTCTTGGCGGAGTGGCGCCATCCTCCTTCTTCCCAATTTTTGCCATTCGAGCAAAAGATTTCGCGAACAACAATATTTTGAATACGCTCCAAGGTCTTCCAAAGACATTGGAGCTGTTTGCAAATTACGGCACTGAGCTTGCTGTCATTCGAGACGCGGAATTCGACAGTCTTGATGAAGTGGGCCATTTCAATGGCAATCTTCCTGATGATTCGGAAGGCGATTTTGGGCTCGCCGAATCGCTATTGCTAGCTCCTGGCGGCAATCTGTTGATTGCCACCTTGCTCTTCCCTGATGGCTTGAATGAGGCGTTTCAGATTATTGATGATGCTGTGCTCCAAGGTGTCTTGGTGACGCCTGATGGGTTTGAGCCCACCGATCCATTCCTGTTGCTTACAGAGCCTCCCGAGCAGCTTCCACTGTCGCTCCAGGACCGCTACATGGCAACTGACATGGGCACCTTGGAGGGCAACTATGTGGTGAAGAAGCTTGTGCGTGGCAAAGAACTCACTCGCGTTTACATTCCGCCCAACAAAAATACCAACGTCAATCTCACCGCTATTTACGACTTGGTGCGAGAATCAATTACCACCGAATATGACAGTAAGTTTGATTTCCCAGTAGTGAATGAGGATTATCAAATTGTTGATATTTCTAACACTGGAGTGATCACGCTGGATAGGAAGCACACCATTGAAGAGGGCTTCCGTTTTGTTGTTAATAATGTCACTTACTATGCGCGTAGTATTCTCGGTGAATTTACACTGACAATTTCTGCCGAGCGCAAAGGCCCTCTGCTCATTCCACCTTTTGCAGAGCTTGAATATTGCCGAGTGTTTTACGACGTTGTTCTTGACAATGCAGTGGCCACTCGCGCACGTCCAATCGAGCAAAGCATTGTTGCATTTGCAGCGCGTCGAGTGGAAGATGGATTGCTTGTTACAAACTTCGGAGAAAAGAATGCTCAATGGATTAGGGCATCGAACTGCTCCACTAGCAATTCCTATAATGTGGTGAGCCCTGTGCCTGAAGTGAGGGCATTCCTTAACTATGGCTTGCGATAAACATGGCTGAAGGTAGTCAAATCATCAATCTGACAGAGGATGGTCTGCCAGATCAATTAGTTGATCGCGCTTATGCATTTTGCATTGGCACTCAACTTCTTCAAACGCCATCATTTGATCCTCGCAACGGCAAGCTGCAGTTCAAGGTGAGTCCTGATCTGTTGAATGTAGGTGTTTCAGGTAATACAAGGCCTACAACGGCTCTTGGCTTGGCTACAAAAGCAAACATTTCCACATTGTCTGTTTGGCGCTCTGATTCTGAAATTTCAGACGATGGCAGGCAGTTCGGGGTGTATGCGCTTGGTTTTGCGGAGAACGTCAGCAATGGAACCCTAGTTGCGGTGACAACTGCTGGCCAGACAATTGCAAGCCTTGCTAAAAATCGCATTGGCAGCAATGTTGATATTGGCTTCGATACTTTTGTTAGCTCAGGGCATGGATACACACTTGGTGATGCTGTAGTAATTTATAGCGGCAACACTCCCGCTCCATTGCAAAGTGGCGTTACTTACTACGTCATTCCTTCTGGTGTAGATAGGTTTAAGCTTGCTGAAAGTCGTGCTGCTGCAGTTATTGGCAGTGGTATTGACATTGTTGTTAGCGGCGGTCCTGTCTACCTTCGTAGTGATGACGTGTGGGAACTGCGACGCAATGGCCTCACTGGAACAGTGGGCGTTTATCGTAATGATTTTCTCATCTATACTTATAGTGGTACTACGTTAGAGTCTTTGCGGCCCTTTTTCTGGACCAGGGAAAAGTCTGCGAGTGCTACCATACCTGTATTCAAGGAAATCAAAGTTAGCGGGGCTTCCTAATCAATGGCTCAGAGCAGACTCATCACGGATCTTGTTGAGCTTATTACGCCCAACAATGATGATATTTTTGTCATTGTTGACAACACATCGGACCCCTCGCTTTCCGTTACCAAGCGCATCAGCTACGCCAATTTGAAGGAAAGCCTTCAAGACGTTCTTGATGTATTTTTTGAGCAAGGCGTTGGCGTAAATCTCGCCTATAGCGATGTTGCCAATACTATTACTATCTCGGTGGTCAATGATACCACCACTCAGAAGAGTATTTATAGCAATAGTGGAACAACAGTTGGCACCCGCCAACAACTCAACCTCGTTCCTGGCGCTGGCGTAACGATCAGCGGCGTTGATAACAACGCCGCCAATCGCGTTGACCTGACTGTCAATACGACAAACGTAGCCACTGCTACTAACCTTGCGGCAAATAATCAATCTGCTTCCATTGTGAAGGAGATTGTTACGCAAGTTGACGGGACGAAAGACCTTAAGATTCGCCCCATTGAAGCTGGCAGCAATAAGGTAGCTGTTACCACTGGCTCCACTGGCAATAGCGTTAGTGTTGACGTGGTGCCTGGCAATATCAGCATTAATGATCTTGCCACTAACCAGCCACTGTCCGTTGCCCTTGGTGGCACCAATGCTTCTACGGCTTCTGCTGCTCGCGTGAGCCTTGGCGCTGCTGCTCGTGGCGATAACAGCGATATTACAAGCCTCAATGGTATTACCACTCCATTGTCCATCCCTCAAGGTGGCACTGGCGGTTCCACGTCCCAAACTGCGTTGTTTGGGCTGGAAGGTATTTCCACGGCAGTAAACGTGGGTTCCACTGGTCAATCTTTGATTGTCAATGGCAAGTCTGCAGTTGCTGGTGAATATCGCGTTGAACTGAAGAGTATTCGTCCTGGTTCAACAAGGGCGAGCGTTTCCACTGTTGGCTCGGAGATTGTTGTTGATGTTAATGCAAACAACGTACTTAACGCAGCTTCTCAAAATGTCAATCTGAATGGCTTCCGCATCACTAATTTGGCGCTTCCGACAAGTGCTAGTGATGCTGCTACTAAAGAATATGCAGACTCTGTTGCACAGGGCCTGTCTGTTAAGGAAGCATGTCGTGCATCTAGCACGGCTAATTTTGACGCCACCTATTTCAACTCTGTCGGCACTGCAAGTTCTGTAGACATTAGTGCTGACACGATTACAATTAACAACCATCCGTTCACCACTGGTGAGCGTGTGTATGTTTCGACCACTGGTAGCTTGCCCACTGGTCTTCAGTCACTCACTGAATATTTCATTATCAATGCGGGCGTCAATCTCATCAAGCTGGCACTAACTGCCGCTGATGCTGTTGGCGGCACTGCAATCAACATTACTACCACGGGCTCTGGCACTCTCACTGTTGCCAATACGCTCTATTTAGTAGCCACTGCCAATGGTGCGTTCTCTGCTGATGGCGTGACGCTGGCAGAAGGCGACCGCGTGCTGATGAAGGATCAGACGGATGCCACATTGAACGGCATCTACTTCGTCAGCGACACTGGCGCGGCTAATCGCCCTGCAGTACTTACTCGCGCTGATGATGCCAATGCAAGTGATGAACTCACTGCTGGTGTGTTCACCTTCATCATTGAAGGCACCACACAGGGCGGCATTGCCTACGTACAAGTTACTGACAACCCCATTCTTGACGTAGATGATTTGGTTTGGACAGTGTTCTCTTCGAGCGCTGTTCCGCCCAATTCACTTGACAATGATCGTTTTGTGCAAGTGACGCAGGCAACCGTGAAGGGTCGTGCTGCTGGCGCTGGCACTGGTGACGTGCAAAATCTCACCGCTAATCAAGTGGTGGGGATTATCAATACCGCCACCACTGCCATTGACGCTGGCACTTACTGATCAAACTGAGGTCATTTTCACTTTTTCATTCTGTAATTAACAATGACTGCACAAGTTCCCATTTACAACCTGCGCAGCGGGACCGCCTCTAAGCGGCCCGCTGCTTCTGGCCTTGCTTTTGGTCAGATTGCCATTAATTACAACCACAGTGATCCAGCTATCTACTTGCGTGGTAGCAGCGATGACTTAGTAAAAGTGGCGCCTGTATTTGTTGGCAGTGGCGCTCCTAATGCTACGCCTGCAAGTGGTGGTGCTTCTGGCAATACTGTTGGTGAGCAATGGCTGGATATTACTGGTGGAGACTATGTAACAAAGGTTTGGGACGGCACTGCGTGGCGTTCTCCTGTTATTACAAGCGCGCTGATTAAGAACGGCACGATTGTTGATGAAGACATCAATGCTTCTGCTGGCATTGCAGTGACGAAGCTTGGCAATGGTGCCTTGCCCACTGGTATTACCATTGCTAGTGACAATATTGTCAATGGCACTATCGTCAACGCTGATATTAACGCTGCGGCGGCAATTGCTCTGACGAAGCTCGATAGCGGCGCTTTACCGAGTGGCATCACTGTTAGCAGTGACAATATTGTTGATGGCACCATTGTCAATGCTGATATCAATGCGTCTGCTGCTATTACATATGGCAAGCTGAGCCTTGGCAATTCTATTGTTAACGCTGACATTAATTCCGCTGCTGCCATTGCCGATACAAAACTAGCAACCATTACAACTGCAGGAAAAGTAAATGGTGGCGCTGTTACGAGTGGAACCATTAGTGGCTCCACTGCTATTAATATCAGTGGTTCGATTGTTACCACTAGCGGTATTTCTGGTAACAATGTAGTTGCAAGTGGAACCCTTGCTGTTGGCCAGTCGAGCGCAGCAACATTTGTAGAACTTGATTTGAACGGAGCATTTGCTCAGACTCCTCAAGCGGTGGCCGCTCTTGATATTGACTGCTCGCTTGGCAATTATTTCACAAAAACAATTAATGGCGCTAGTACCTTCACGTTTAGCAATGTGCCTTCGGGAAGGGCTTATAGCTTCATGATTGAAATCACGCAAACTTCTGGCGCTATCACCTGGCCAGCAAGCGTGAAATTCAATACTGACACTGCCCCCACATTAACCGCTGGCAGGACACACCTATTTGTGTTTGTCACTGATGACGGTGGCACCCGCTGGCGCGGTGCGGCACTGGTAGACTACGTCAATTGATTTTGGAGAAATAGATGGATCCCACTTCCAAGCTTATTGCATTTGCCGCTGCTGGTAAAAAAGAAGAAAAGTTTTATATAGAGGATGTATTTTCCACTTTTCTGTATTCGGGCACAGGAAGTAGCCAAACTGTTACAAATGGCATTGATTTAGCGACTAAGGGAGGGATGGTTTGGATTAAGCCACGAAATTCATCCAACAGCAACTGCGTTTATGACACAGTACGAGGAGCTGGAAAAGAGCTGAATACAGACAATGCCAGTGGAGCGATCAACGATCTAAATCGCTTAAGCGGCTTCACTTCGACTGGCTTTACACTGGGAAGCGGAACCAGTGTAAATAGTGCTACAGGCACATACGTTTCTTGGACATTCCGCGAGGCGCCAAAATTCTTTGATGTTGTCACTTATACAGGTGATGGCGTCTTAGGTCGTAATATTGCGCACAATTTAGGGAGTGTTCCTGGTTGTATTATTGTCAAGAAAGTTAGCTCTTCCACGAACTGGGTGGTTTACCATCGAGCCAGAGGCGCAGGTACGTTTTACTTTTTGAATTCATCTGCGGGCGCTTCTACTTCTGGTGCATATTGGAACAACACCACGCCTACTAGTACAGTATTTACCGTTGGAAATGACACGACAGTCAATGCCAGTGGAGATAGCTATGTCGCCTATTTATTCGCTCACAATGCTGGTGGCTTTGGCCAAAACGGCGATCAAAACGTGATCACTTGCGACCAGTTTGTTACTGATGGGAATGGTGCCGCAACCATAAATCTTGGCTGGGAACCTCAATGGATATTAGTCAAAAGAAACAATGCTGCCATTGGCTCTTTTGTTGATAATTGGAATTTACTAGATGTATCGAGGGGGCTTGATCTGTCTGGCACTAGTTATTACACATCGGCAAATCTAACAAACTCTGAAAGCTCTGCTATTGGCGCTTATTCAATAGGTAACACTGGATTCACGCAAGTAGTCGGCGGGGATCCAAGCGTACGTTATATTTACATAGCCATTCGTCGTGGGCCGATGAAAGTGCCTACGGACGCTACAAAAGTTTTCAGTGCGAGTACAGCGGCGAATGATAGCGTCAACGGGGCAACTACAAACTTTCTTGTCGATGCATTGTTTGACTTAAGGAGAGGCACCACCTCTGGCGGCTCAACTGTCTTGACGCGAATTACTGGCAACAAGTTTTTGTCAACTCCTTCAACTGGCGTAGAGCAAAGCGGCGCTAATCGTTGGTACGACATAAGCAATGGAATAAAGGCGCCAAATATTTATGGCGATGCTACTGTCTACGAACTATTTGGCCGTGCTCCAGGTTTCTTTGATGTAGTACCTTACACAGGAACTGGATCGTTGAGAACTGTAGCCCACAATCTTGGAGTGGTGCCTGAATTAATAATTGTCAAATCTCGAACAAGCATTCAGCCTTGGTGCGTTTATTCTGCTGATGAATATAACAGAAGTGGAAGTGTACTGCGCCTAAGCTCTTCCGATCCCGCCTCATTTAGTTTCTTTTCTCGATTTGGAGAGCTCCCCACTTCTTCTGTGTTTTCAGTGGCGTCTGATGGTGAGACAAATACGAACGGCGCTAATTACATCGCCTATCTCTTTGCCACCTGTCCAGGCGTGAGCAAAGTTGGCAGCTACACAGGTGACAACTCTATTCTTAATATTGACTGTGGCTTTACCAATGGGGCTAGGTTTGTCCTCATTAAACGCACAGATGCATCGGCGCAATGGCTTGTTTTCGATTCAGCCCGTGGCATCGTCAGCGGAAGTGACCCTTATTTATCCCTTAATTCAACTGACCCCGAAGTATCTTCTGATGTAATTGACCCAAATCCGTCTGGTTTTGCATTACCTAGCGGAACTTTTGCCAACACGAATGGCGGCAGTTACATCTTCCTTGCCATTGCTTAATTTTCTTTTCATCATTAACTAATCATGGAACTCCGCAATCGCACTACTGGCACCATCACTACTGACAGCCAATTCCGCGCTGAATTTCCCACTACCAGCTTCCCTCGCGTGTTGACACCAGAGATTTTGGACAGCTATGGCTACGATCCAATCCTCGAAGGTCCGCAAGCCACTGTCATTCCTCCCTATCAATACAGCCAACGCGCTGGAGTGGAAGAAATCAATGGACAATGGTTCGCTAAATACATTGCTGGCCCAGTTTTCGAGGATTACACCGATGAAGAAGGCGTAGTCCACACCGCTGCGGAACAGTACGAAGCTTATTGCTTTGCAAAAGACACTGAGCAAGCGAAAATCATTCGTACAGAACGCAACAAGCGTCTTGCCGATTGCGATTGGACACAACTTCCCGATGCCCCAGTCGACACTGCAGCATGGGCGGCTTATCGTCAATTACTGCGGGAAGTACCTTCTCAAGATGGTTTCCCTTGGGAAATTGTTTGGCCTGAGGAGCCCTGATAATGGCTAAGCCTCGGAAAAGTCTTTCAGGCTCTGTTCTCATTGAAAGCAAACCTAAAACAACTTCAATTGGTCAAGGCAGGAACTCACGGCCTGCTAGGAGAGGTAAAAAGCCTCTCAGGGGACAAGGCCATTAAAGGAGAAAACTCCCCATATGCAAACTTTTCTGCTACTTCTCGGGCGGCTATTGCCGCCTCTTTTGTTGCATAGGCACCAATAAAGTAAAGCTTGCCAGAGACATAAAATTCCGCTTTCCAATATTCAATTCCACCAATAATACACTGGCGGACACCAGCTTTACCAGATGTATTATTTTTGCGCAAACGCCTAGAGTTTCTTGCGTTTTGCATGTGAGTAGCAACGCGCAAATTTGCGGGATTGTTATTAGTGGGATTGCAGTCAATGTGATCGACAAATGAATCTCCTGGGTCTATGCCATTGTGCAATGCATAAGCCACGCGATGAGCAAGCATTTTTTGCTCTTTGTATTTAATTTCAATGTAACCATCGGGCCTTAAATACCCAGCACGTCTGCCTACGCGAGCCTTGAAGTAGTTAATCCTCCAGACCACCTCATTGCCCTTTATTTCAAAGGCCTCCTTCAATGATTCAATCGGAGGAAGAGGCTTGATTCGCACTTTGTTACCCATAAAAGCGGCAGTACGATGGTAGCACGAGACGAAACAGGGTCAAGGAAGGAGTAGTCGTCCTTCCCATGGACGCAAACTAAAGCGCGGACAAGGCTAATAAAAGAGGGCTTTAAAGCCCTCTTTTTTAATGCCAAGCATGATACGCGCTATTGTATAAAGAAAGGCTGCCTTTACTTCCATGGCTCAAATGATGCTCAATGGAGAGCAGCATGATGCTGTTCTCATTCGTGGTGATGAGAATGGTGGTCCCATTCCCGTTTCCATTGCTAGTGGTGTCACGCTTAATGGCGTGAGCATTGGCGCTGAAATTGAAATTTCTAATAATGCTGGCAATCCAGTGCCAGTGGTGCAAGGCTTTAATATTCCTGCATACGATGCTGTCAATCTTTCTTACACTGGCAGTAATTTAACTGGCGTTGTGTATAAAAGTGGTGGCACTGGTGGTTCAACAGTAGCCACTTTGGCGTTGACATATAGTGGCTCCACTCTTGTTTCTATTGCCAAGAGTTGATCATGCCATACGTTTTTAATCCGCTAACTGGCAATTTAGACAGCACTGGTGAAGCAATAAATAGCTTTACCACCATTGAAGTGAGCGAAGGGATTATTGTTAATAATACGCAAATCATCGGCTCAGGGCTTGTGGTAAGTGGCGTCACCATTGATTGCGGAGAGTTTTAGTGGGACAAATTAAAGTAAATAACGACCAGTTTGAAACTCACATTCTGGCCGATCATCGAGGGAAGCTTCTTGCCGTTGGACCAGATAGTGGCTCTGTAGATGCTTTTGGCCGACAGCGTGTAAGTGCTCCTTTCACTCTGTTTGATAGCACCATGCGCTACACCAAGCGCACAGATCAATGGTTTGAAATAGTCACGACTGGTGGCACGACAAATTACCTGGTGAACGAAAGCAGTTTGGAGCTTACTACTGCCACCACTTCTGGCAGTGCCGTTCTAAGACGCACCAAGCAGCGCTTTCCGTATCAGCCAGGCAAGAGCTTGATGGCTCTTCAAAGTTTTGTTGGCGCCACGCCTACTGCAGGCCTGGTGCAGGAAGTGGGCTATTTTGATGATCAGAACGGAGTGATGGTACGTGCCAGTGGCACTGACATTCAGTTTGTTGTTCGCAGTAGTAGCACTGGATCGATTATTGAAGAAGCGGTCAATCAAGCCAATTGGAACATTGACGCTTTTGAGGAACTTGATTTCTCGAAGGCTCAAATTTTAGTTATCGACTTGGAATGGCTTGGTGCGGGTCGAGCGCGTTGTGGCTTTGTCATTGACGGAGAAATTCGCTATTGCCATGAATTTAATCATGCGAACAATGCGGATAGGTCTTATATGACAACGGCTATTTTGCCGTTTTCCTATCGCATTGCAAATACCACTACACAGTCTGCTAGTCGCACGCTCAAGCAAATTTGCGCAAGCCTATTGAGCGAGGGAGGGTATGAGCCCGATGGCGCCATCTATTCAATTGCGCATAGCCTAAGTGCAGTTGCCAATGAATCTGGAGAGCGCTTGACGGCAGCCATTCGCATGGCGAGCGGTCGAACTGGCAATGTCATTCTTCCAGCTCGCGTGGATGTGGCCTGCGAAAGTAGCAGCTTGGTGATGTGGCGACTGCGGCTCAATCCAACCATTTCTGGTGCAACATGGGCCCCAGCCTCCAATGGCAGAGGTAATGTAGAAACTACGACAAGTGGTAGTTCCATTAGTGGTGGAACAGTTGTTCTTGCTGGCCTCCTTTCTCAAGGGCAGTCCACCAATTTAAGTATTGACGTGGCTGTACGCCTGGCCCTTGGCGTTAACGCTAGTGGTGAGAGCGACGTGCTAGCTCTTACTGTTGACAGCGCCATATCATCCAAGGCATTGGGACAATTGGGCTGGGTGGAGATAGCTTGAGCAAATAAAACATTCGTTGTAGATGGCAGGGCCGAGGCTGCGCACGAAGCCATTTGCGACGCCATAATGTCTTGGATTGATTACCACCAGAAAGAGCTGAACGAATGGCGCTATTTGGCGGCACGTCTAAACCTTCCTCTTCCTTCACCCAACGTATCTACAACGTCTTCCGAGGGGACAAGCGTGAGCAACAGCTAGAGGATTTGGAGAAGTCCTTCCAGGAGCGCACCAAGCAGCTTGCGCAGGAAGACTACGAATGGTGGAACGAGCTATCTGTAGAAGATCAGCAACGTGCCTTTCGTTCAGTGTGTAGGCGCATTCATCAAGGAGACGTGGTAGAGCGTGGCAGTTATCGCCATGTGCTTTATGACGTTTTCGGTTTTGATGCTGATTCCTATGTCGATGGGATGGATAGTGGCTATATGACCATCCACAATCTCATTCAAGAGGCAATTGCATTTCGCCAGGGTGAGCGTTAGTCCACGCTCCCCTTATTCCCATGGAACCATCTGGTAGTTCGTAATAAATAGCATTTTCTAGAACGACGCGCTGAGGGTAGGGAAGCTTACTGGCATATTCAAGAATAGTTTTATTTGTCATTCTTGGCTTGTAATTATTGCGCTCCTGCTCTTCATAAGCCTTTATTGCGCCATCCACATCGCCTTGTATTTTCTTTTTGAGAAGATTTGGCCTTTTGTTGATTTCCCTATTGAAATAATCATCAAGATCGCGGAGATGTGGAGGAAGCTTGCCTTTTGGTAAATGCTTTCTAATTTCAAGATATGTTTCGAGAATGCTTTCGCGCTCAATTTGGCATTTGACTGCCAATGCGGCAATAAGAGACGCAACTACAAAAACAATGATTGCGGAGCGATTTGGAATTTTGGCTAGTAGGCGGAATTCAGGAAGCTTCATTGAATTCCTCCAGCGCTTTGCTCACAATGTCTTCCGCATTGATCGGCTTTCGCTTCTCTCGCATTTTCTTGCTGTCGAAGAGCAATGTAGGCGTGATACTGCCATCGTCTTCTTTCTTTAAGCGCACGCCAAAAGGCGTGCCGCTTGGCTGTAGTTCTATTTCTTGCGAAGAGCGGAGCTTAATGTCTCCGAGGGCTGTATTGAGCTGCAGGGCGCCTGTGCGGCCAAGTTGATCGAGGGCTTCCTCTGCGTCACCAGGAAGCCCTTCCACGCCCATTGTCAGCCTTCTTGATAGACCGAAATAAAGATGCTGCCGCTCTTCAGGAGCGGCATTACGAAATCACGTAGATGCACATTATGCATACGCACGCAACCGTGAGTAGCAAGAAGAGGCTGCATGGGCGCCCAAGCGCCTGGCCATCCATTGCCACTACCACCGCCATGCAACATGATTCCTGCGCGTCCCACTTTGGCTTCTTGGCCTTCTAGATCGATCATGTCAAGGCTGTACCAGCCATAGGCCATGAGCGTACGATCAAACGGAGGCTTGTCACCATTGATTTCATAATCTCGGTAGACAGTGCCCACCTTGTACAAGCCAGGAGGCGTATCTGTGTTGCGCAGCTTCCATTCGTAATCGCTGCCTTGTCCACGGGCCAGAGCGGGAAGCTCCCACAAGAGCTTCCCTTCGGCATTGAAACACTTGGCAGTTTCCACTACGTCATTAACGACGATGTGATGGTCGCCAGTTTTGAAGCCGAATTCTTTAGGAGATTTTTTAGGGCCAATCATGGGAGAAGTGCGAGTTGATTCAGGGGCATATTCCTTCATCAATCGCGATAATTTAGCAGGGTATTCTGGATCCGTAGCATACGATTGCTCCTTGAGCATTCGCGCCGCTGCGTAACGATTCGGGGCGTGATTGATACCTTTGAATTGCCGATAGTCTTTGTACCAGCGTGTGACAAGATATTCAATGCATGCAGCAAGGCTTGGGAAATCAATAAATCCCGCCTTGATTGTCACCCATTGACCGTCATACCATTCTTGCGTAGTGGTAGTAGTGCCACTACCTTTTGCACCGATGTAATTATGAAGGCCCGAGGTGTGACGCCCAAATCCACTCTCTAGGCAGCACTGGGCCGCCACAAGCTCAGGATATTTTGCGCCACATCGACGGGCAATTTGAAAGCATTCGTCCCAGAACGCTCGGTTACTGGGCCACATTGCTTTAGCCCTTCACACGGAAAATAGCTTTCAGGCCTGTCATTACAAGCTGAATGATGTTGTTTTCTTTGTAAGGCGTTTTTTCAATGATTTGATCGGCCGCGGCAATAATGATGCCACCAACCACGAACCATTCAATGCTGCCCATTGGAAATCTCCGAGAGGGTTTCTTTTAGCCTAGCGACGAATTTCCAAGCTTCTCACCCGTGCCTCTAGCTGTTGCACGTTTTCAGTGAGTGTGTCCAAATTTTTAGTAATTGCTTCCACTTGCGTGGTGATGCGAATTTGCTGTTGCCCTACAGCAATCATCATGCCACCAGAAGCCAATAGCATTCCTGCCGTGACTGTTGCCACAAAGTTTGCAAGTCCTTCTTTCACTGCTAGCTTTGTAGCATTTTCCTCCATATTAACACCATCTCACTGTTCAAATTGAGACGATAGATTAGTGTCAGCCAACTGAAGATAGCGTCATGTTTGTGGCGTATGAGCCCGATGATTACATCACTGGCCTCATTGAATTGCGCAAGTCGGACGCCACGCGACGCTTCAGGAAATCCATCTTTGACGACTATCCGCTTCGCGGCCCGCTAGGGCAGTCCGCGTGCGCTTATTGCGGGCGATGGAATGAAAAGTTAACGATTGATCACATTGTTCCCAAGAGCAAAGGCGGCCCTCACTTCGCCCGCTGGAACATGGTGCCCGCTTGCAAGCGTTGCAATTTGGCCAAAACTGATTTGCCAGTGTTTGAATGGTGGCGTCCCACTGATCAATGGTCAAAACAGCGAGAGGAAGTGTTGATGGCCTGGACCTACGCCAATAGCTTCATCGATGCCCATACTGACAGTGATGAATACTGGCGCTTCTTGGCTGAAAAGCGCGTGGTGCAGAATGAAATAGTGCGTCGCATTAAAAAAGGGCCATTTCGTGGCCCTTTTTCTTTAGCCGATTTGGGAGACGTGGGAGGATTAATCGACAATGGCTGGGCTGCTGCTTAGTCTTAGCAATTGGATTTTGCGTTCTTCGACAAGGTGTGCGGAGGATACGCAACTTTTTAAACCGAGCGATGGGAAGGAAATTTCATAAACTTCCTGATCATGGCAATCCACGTAGAGGCGCACTTCTGCATCGTCAGGGCTCATGCTTAATGGCCTCCAGAGTGAGATTGAGCTCTTTGATTTGACGCTCTGGCCAATCTCGTGTTTCCTTCAAACCTTTCACAAGGTCATCAACGAACGCTTTAGCGCCACTGTCTTTAGCATCGTCGCAAAGATATTCGGAAATGGTGTCCAGCAAGCGCTCATAGCGCTGTTGGCGCCATTGACACTGCCAGTCAGTTTCAGTATTGGGAGCGTGTTCAATTGTCATAGCGAACATCAGGAGCGAAGGCATCAGTGATTTCTTTCATTGCATCGTATTTGACGAGATGATTTAGATACCACTGTGCCTTACGAAGATCTTCACGGCCATTCTTATGGCGTTCACGCCAAACATATTTGGCGATGTTCCCTTTTAAAAAGCCGCGAAATTCTTCTGGCGTAAGCTGAGCCTCGATGGCTTCAATGCATTCAATGGAGCCCTCCGCCGTGTAATGGTCGGGAGAGTTGACCATATTTAGTTTAGAAGGAGGAGTCATTGGCTTTGAAGGCTGCGAAAGCTTCGCTAACAATAGGCTCAGCCAGTTCTGCAAGGCAGTCGGCATAGGCACGAATTTCCCATTGTGCGTCGGAAGGCTGACGCAAGCTCAGGAAATGCAGGAGTGCCTGAAGGCTGCAGGTCCAGACGAAGCTCGTGTAGTGGCACGTCGGCAGGATGCCACGTGCCTGCTCTTTGCTCACACCAACGGCCAGAAGCGTGGAATAGGCCTCTCGTATGGCTTGTAGTGCCTCTGCGTATTTCAGCTCTGCCACACGAGCACTCCCCACATCGAGCGGACCATCAGAAGCTTGCTTATTACTGGTGCTTTGCTTTCTAAATTCTTTCGGAAAATAAAACTCTTCGCTATCAGCAGGGCAGTAGCGGAAGCTTTTTTCGTTCCAACCAAGCTGATCATTTGCAAACGTGCCACCAATCACATGCTTCCACCATTGTCTTGCAACGAATAGCGGAGCTTTCACTTGCCATTTGAAGACAACTCCCCTGAAAGGGCTGGTATGTCGATGGGCGACCAAGTAATTGAGAAGTTTTTGTTCCCTTGGTCCAAATTCTGGACTTTCAAGGTCAAAGCTTTGCCGCGCATCACAAACAATGTCCATTGAGCTTCCCATCCAATCGAGAAGCCGAACACTGCCAATGCCGTCACCGAGGGGATCATGGATGGTGAAATCAGTCATTGTTCTGGGCGAAGTCTTGAAATTGCTGATAAACCAATGCGGGCAGGATGTTGGTCACCTTCATCCCAAGCCACTCGTGCTTTTTGAACTGCTCTGCCTTTTCTGTCCTGTTCGGTTTCAAGAGAAAGAACCGTTCCTTTGAATCCTGAATATATCCATCCATCAGAAGTGAGTGATACCAAGACCACCCGTTGTCCTGTGGTGAAGGGAGCATGTTTTGGAGTGCGAAGTGACTGACGAAACGGCATTCTCGGGAGAACCGTAATCAAAGGTTCGGCATCTTGTGCAGATTCCACTGGCCGTACAAATGTCTTCCGCCTATCGCGCAGGGTTACGCTAGAGGAAAACGAAAGAGCCATGCAGTACAGCGTTCCAGTGGTGGTTGATTACGATGGGAAGAAATGCATTGCAGCTATGGGTCCGTTTGAGCGCAGCATGGAGCGGGAATTCTCGCTTGCCGTCAATAAGAAGGCAATTGCAGAATGCAGCGACATGGAGCAGCTCAAAGAAGTGGCTACCAACCTTCTGGTGGGATTTAGCAATCTGCAGGGGGCCGTAGGCGGTTTGATCAAAGAGAACATGCAACTGCGTCATGCAATCGGCTTGCGTGAAGCTGATTTACAAGCCGCAGAGGAGCTTATGAATCATGCAGCGACGCTTCTAGAACAGCAGCAATCATCTGGGCCCAACAAGCCTCCCCAATCTTCTCAATCCAAGTGGCGTCTGTGGCCGTGGTAGACGTAAGGAGAAATACTTTCCAACCACCCATCATGGCCAGATTGTATTTTCTTGCATCGCGGTCATAACCAGAGCCCGATACATGGCGGCCCCTCATGTAGGTGCCGCCTTGTATCTCGATTAGAGACTTGCTTTCGATGTGAGCGAAATCAGCTCTATATCGCTTGGATCGTTTGCTTTTGGCATAGCGCTCTTGAAAATCTGCTTCCCAAGTTGGCACATCACTGAACTCGCGAACAAGCTCTAATTGGGGCCACTGGACTTTCCACTCATCGTGGAATTTATCCTCAAGAGCGCTCACAAGATCATACTTTCGCAGCAGTTACGCTAGCGCCTTGATCTTGATACTTACCTTCGTAAGGCTTGCTCACTTCACCACAGCGAAACAACACCACTTGAGCAACGCCTTCATTTGCATACACGCGAATGTAGCGGTCAGTGGGATTGACGAAGCTCATCGTTAGGTAGCCACACCAGCCAGGTTCGATGGGAGTGATGTTGGCAATGAGACCAGCGCGTGCATAGGTGGATTTACCCCAGCACAGTCCCATCACATCGTTTGGCATGTCAAACCGTTCGATGCTCACGCCAAGACCAATGGCATGTGGAGGAATAATAAAGAACGAGCCTTTCTCATCCTGTACCAGGCCTGTTGTGATGCCCTCAGGAGCATCTTTCACATCGAAGGTGGATGTGGCTTGCGGCGATGCGTGAACGATGAATTGCTTAGAAGACAGGCGAATGTCATAGCCGCTTTGACTAAGGCCAAAGCTTAGAGCAGGCTTGCCGTCAACAACTTTTGTCTTTTCGCCCACATAGGGCATGAAAATGTCGTTTTCAGCGAGTTTGCTGATTTCGATGTCGTTAAGGAGCATGAGGAAAGGGGCGCTTTAGGCGCCCCCGTAAAGGAACAGATCAGAAGAGATCGTCAGAAGCGGCTTTTTTGCCGCCACCAGCAGCCTTACCAGAGTTGTCCCACATGGAGGCATAACCCTTGGCGCCATCGACCTTGCCTTTCACTTGCACTTGGCCAGTGAAGCTGGGCTGAGAGTCGTTGGTTTTGCGGTCGTTAGTCCACAGCGATGCTGCGAGGCTATACATGCCACGGTCATTAGGACCAGCTTCCTTGGCCTCGCGGAACACGTCTGCGGGGATGTCAATTGCGACTTTGTAGAGGGGCTGAGAAGCCATGGTTGAAAAAGAAGAACGGAACAAGAGTAGCCACTATGGACGAGGGATCAAGCCCCTTTGTCCATAGAAATTGTGAAGGGCACACGCCCTGGATAGTGCTCAAAGAAGAACTGTTGAGTCTTCTGCACCATGACGCCAGCTTGGGCTACAAGCTCACTGGCATCGAGGCTCACAATTTGAGCCTCCTCCCCTTCTCCAGTGTCGGGATCGTAAATGGCGATAGCGCAATGCGCCTCATTGATTTCGATGTCATACATCTGCTCAATGGCCTGCACGTAGGCTCCAAGCTGCATGCGATAGTCCGCAAGCTGCGAGTCACTTTTGTGCTTGTAACTGGTTTTCCAATCAAGCAGGGCATAGGCTCCGCTTTTCATGGTGGCAAGCATGTCAAATGTGCCTGCGTAACCAATTTCCCGAGAAGGGCAATACCAAGAAATGGCGCTTTCGACGAGCTGAGGCTCGTCTATCTGGTCTAGGAAGTCTTGGATGCTTTGGTAATAAGGGAGGAATTGAGGCGCATTATCAAAATGCGTCTCAATATCCTCCCCATTGAAAAGATCTTCCAACACTCCATGAAGCCAATTGCCACGTTCTACGGCATTGCGCGTACGGCGATTTGCTTCCGCATCGCCAACACGCTTGCGCCAATTGATTAGCGCCATGGTTTTACCAATTGGGGCGGTGGACGAGGCGACTGTAGTGACAGAAGGCAGGACGATTCCTGCTGGAACATTTGGCAAATTCTCCGAAACGTAGTATCTTTTCTTGTTTAATTGGAGCCTATTGGGCTCGTAGCGTTTGAATTTCATTGATAATTACGCACGCAATAGGAGCCTGAGATGTAGTAACCCATGGGACAAGTGCTTCCCTGGCGTTGGATGGCATTGCGAGCCGTTTGCGTGGGCACGCAATAGCCGCTAGAGATGTAGTAGCTGATGGGGCAGGAGCCAGTGCGAGGAAGAGGCTGCGCCAATTGGGCCAAAATGAGAAGAGAAATCATTTTTCGTTCACATCCCAGAAGTATTCGCAGCCCTCTTCATCACAGGGTGGTGCTGCAAACTGTGACTGCCATTTGCTCGCAGGCGCAAGATAACGCCAGCAGTTTTCCTTAATAGGGCATCCATCTCCCGTACACATTGCAATGTCAGGCATGAGGTGTCGATTAATAAACGGCTTAAGAAACGCAGGATCAAGAAGACCATCATTAATAACACAAGCAAGCAAAGCCGCAATGCGTTTTGGACTATCAATGAGATCATCTGGAAAACTCCAATAGGCCTCATTAGCCTTCTCCCACCATTGTTTTTTGAATGCGTTTTCCTGCATCGATGATGCCTTGGCGATGCTCGCTGATGTATTCATCAAAGGCTTGAAGAATGGTGCTTTGAAAGAAGCCGCAGCCCATGAGGTAGCAGGCAAAATCTTCTACAAGCTCTGGAGCTGCCTCTTTATAGGAAGTGAAAGTCACTTCATAAGAAGGAGCGCCAAAGCGATCAACAAATGAATGGGTCCATTTGTGGGGCATCACTTGGAGGTCCATAGCCGTGCTATGCGAAGGATGAGAAAAGCGCTGACAGTTGCTGTACCAGCCAATACGAGAAACAGGCCGAGCGGGTCATGCTGAAAGTAAGTGGGGAGGAAGCTCAGTAATGGGACCATCGTTTTCGTCAAAGGCGATTTCTCCAGCGAAGGCCCTCGCTAAGAGGGCCGCCGCCACATCTACTTTTTTGCTTCTGCAAATGCCTTGACACTGGCAATGGCAGTATCAACTCCCTGTGCGCAGCCATCACGAATGGCATCAAGGTCTTTAGTGATTTGCGCTTTTGTCACCTTCACGCCAGTTTCCTTCACCCAAGAAGTGACAAGAGTGGTGATTACATTGCCAAAAGTGGCAAGATCTTTCACTTCAGTGGCACGAGAAAAGCCGACGTTCTCAAGGGCGCTCTTAGCTGCAAGCTGACAGGTGCGCTCATCTGTCATACCAAGTGGATTGGCAGCGCAAAAGCTCACGAGGGCTTCTTTGCAATCAAAACTAGAAGTGCCACCAGAAGCCTCCGCTGTTGAAGGTGCAGCCTGTTTGGCCACAGGAGCAGACTTTGGGGAATCTTGCTGGAGAGCAGGACGTGCTTGACGTTGATCTTCCTCTTTGGGAATGTCTTCACCTGCATAGAGACGCAGACCGAGGCCAGTGAAGGTGGCAATGCACTTAACTGCAGCACGCTGACAATTGTCGCTAATGGCGCGACCGTCTAGTTCTTTGATGGCATTGTGCTTCCGATCCATTACAGGGAAGATCAGAGAGACAGTACGACGGCAACCATCAGTGAGATAAGGGCGAAGGTAGTAATACCCAGGACCGCCAAAAACCACTTCACCAATGGTTTTCTCTTCAAAAGCGACGAAATACGTCGGGAAATGTTCTTTGAGATAGCGGTAAGCAAAGGGCCAGGAGAGGTAGGAGAGGCCTTTGTAGTCCTTCTCAATGTGAGGACCAATGTCAGGGGTGTCGTATGCAGCCTTAAAAGCTTCGGCACTGATTTCAAGGGGAGAGAACACGCCGTTGTAACGGTCGAGCATGGACTGTTGAGCAGGATCGGAAGACATGAGAGAAGGGAAGATGGGCGAGTTTGGAACGTTCATCGGTAGCTCATCACAGGGATGTTGGCTCGTTTGTTCTCGTCTGATGCGTCATAAAAGATGACGAGATACTTTCCTGGCTGCTCTGCATCGCCAATAACAATGCTTTGACCAGGAAGGGGCCAGTCATTTACTTGACGAATGTCTGAAATGACTTCGCATTGATGTTCATCAAAGATGTCGTCGTAAACGACAGCTTCGCAATACAGTTTCACTTCGCAATCTTCATTGGTGCGAAGGTAACCATCGAGATGGTTGCGTAGTTCAGAAGCTTTCATCGGGGAAAAGGGCGGAGGGGTCTACCGATTCCTGCGTATGGTCGAAGCATTGCTCCCATGCATTGTCTGCGAGGGTGGCGCTTCCTTCCCATACGGGAGTGGAGCGAATGAGACGCTCCAGAGTTTCACTGTTGGACTTTCGGGCTTCATGGGCAATGTCGCCCAAGTGATTGAAAGCGGTGTCGGTGAGGGTGACGT